CGCCGCCGCCTTCTTCCGCGCCGGTAACTCCCCGAACTGGTCGATGGCCGCATACTCCTGTACTACCACCTTCTTGGCTGGTGTGCGGGCCGCAGCCAACAGACCACGCTTCACCACACGCTTGGGTGTGGCCTTGGGTGCCGCCTTCACGAACTTCAATGCCATTCAGACTCCCTTCGCGGGTTCAAAGGCCATGTCGAGGACTTGCGTCAGACGCACGCGCCGTCCCATCTCGCGGAACCGGGTGAATGTCTTGCGGGCGTCTTCTAGATCTTGCGTGGCCTGCTCCAACTCCCATCGGTAGTCGGTGCCGTTCGTGCCGTCGCTCCAGACTTCTACGAGATACGTCATGCTGTGGGTTCCTCCTTGAACCTAGATCCATTGTCTCACACAATTCCTCGTTTGTCAAATGCAATCAATTTCCTTGGGAAAAATAGTTGTTGACAAACCCTATCGAGGTATGAGACAATGGATCCAGCGTTGAGAGAGGCCGCAATGGAGTGTACCTCTCAGACAGGAGTCAGCATGGCCAAGAAGGTGGTGGCTCCGGCGTTGTTCGACTTCACCAAGACAGCGGTGAAGTACGACAGCCGGATCTGCTTTGGGATTGTGTTCTTCGCGACGGAGGCTGAGGCCAAGGCGTATGGTGACTGGGTCACCAAACGTGGCATCACCTACAACGGCGGGTATTTCGACGGGATGGCCTGTGGCCGTGAGCCGTCGAGGGACTACGTGGACGCCGAGTTGGGTCCGCTGTTCGCGGTGACGCACTGAGGTGCAGGGGGCGTGGGCAACCACGCTCCCTTCTTTCACCGGGGCAAGGAGTGGATGCCGATTGAGTCTCCCGTATCATGAATACGAACCTGACTTATCACTTGGCGACGGCGCGGTGCCACTCTTGATTTCTTCTGTGGTCATTGGCGTCATCGGCGTCATGGGCGTGATCTATTGTGCCTATCGTTTTCTATGCTGAGGCTCATTACTGTGCAGTGTCTGCATTGCACCCGAGAGATCTTCGCACCCCGCAAGGTGGTGCTGGCACGTGGGTGGACCGAGATCATACTTGCCGGTGAACGATACTGGTTGTGCCCCTTGCACTCAGTTGCACCAGTGCAGTAGGATCAGATTTTCCCAACGGAGTGCCATGCCCTATCTGAACGGTCGAGGTGATGTCTGTCACGGAGTCGGTGGTGGACAAGCGTCCGTCAACAACGTGCCCTTTTCAGCAGGAGCCGTGTGTGGCTGGGTAGACGAGGATCGCGTCGGCTATCTGGCAGGCCCGGATGGGCTCCCTCGCATGCACGACATCACGACTGGAGTGAGCGTGAGCGTCGGGGATGCCTTCGGCAATCAGGGCTACGCGGGCGGCGGTCATCTGACGTGGTTCCAAGCCACGAGCTACCCTGACCGAGGGCTCCACTCCACCACAGGGCTTCGCCTGCCGGATGCCGGTCTACTGGCCATGGGTCCACTCGCGGCCATCTGTTACAAGCCTGACTACCAGAGCAACGGTCCCACCCACGTCCGTGAGTTGAACGGCGAGGACTGGCAGTTGACGGGTGGCTCTCCACAGTGGGTGCAGCTACTGGGTGGTCGGCGGGCGATGATGACGACCTACGCTGGTCAGGTGGTGGCCGTCAACGATATCCCCCAGCCGCACTACGCGCCCGAGGGTGGTGTGTGGCGCTTCGAAGCCGCCCATGCCGGAGGCACATGGTGGGGAGCCTACTACAACGGCACCTACGGGCTGGTGTTCCACCCCTTTGAGTCCTTCGTGGGCTACGTGGTCACCACAGGTAACGCATGGCACACCCTGCGGGCGCTCTCCCCGGACATCATCCGGCTGGCCATGGCCCGAGGGGAGGGTGAGCAACCCGGTGATGTGTGGGTCCGCGACTACGACGTGACCCGCAACTTCGTACGGGATCCATGGGGCGATAACCTCTGGCGTCCTGCGCCTCGTGCAGACATTCGTACTCCGCCCCTTCCCGTTGATCCCGGCCCCGGACCCGGTCCCGGCCCTGACCCGGAGGATCCGCCTGTGAAAGAGCCCATTGTCAACGTGCAGAAGTGGACCCTCAACGAGCTACTCGATGGCCGGGAGTTCATTTTCGAGGATACGAACAACCCGCAGCATGGCTACAAGGCGCGGGTGCATATCCGCGACGGCAGCATGTACGCGGAGATCACCAACGCGAAGGGCACCGCCTCCACAGGCATGCCCCGCCCCATCAAGCCGTGTCCTCCGGTGATTGGCCCCCCAGACCCCGGACCCGGACCCGGTCCTGATCCCGGCCCCGGACCTGATCCCGGTCCTGTGGGCGATGAGTTCTGGCTCAAGACCTTCCACGGCACGTATCTGAGCCTCGACGGGGAGGCATTCGTGCGCCACGGCGAGGGCCGCAGGGCACTCGTGAAGTTCGTGCCCAGCGAAGAGGGTGCGGTGGGCATGGTGATGAACGAGGGCTACACCGCCGTCGAGGACGACACCCGGCTCAAGGCCGACCGACCGGGCATCGGGTCCGCGTGGGAGGAGTACGTCGTCACCGAAGGCGAGGCCAACCAGATCCACCTCAAGTCGGTGCGGAACGGAAAGTTCGTGGCCGCTGAACGTCTGAGCCATGACGTGTTCGCCAATCGAGACGCCGCCGGGGAGTGGGAGACGTTCACCAAGACTGCGCCCACGACCGGTGGAGGCGTGGCCCGCACGGGCATCGTGATCCCCGCTGGTCGAGCCGTACAGGACGAGGGCGGGCTCTTCCACCCACTGGGCCTGACGTTCTTCTGGGCCATGCAGGGCTGGAAGTCCGAACGGGAGCACTTCCTTGCCAACCTGCGCTGGGCCGCAGAGAAGGGCTTCGACTATCTCCGGATCCTGACCGAGGTGGGTTGGGATGGTCGAGACATCGATCCCACCAAGCCCCAGTGGAACGACTGGAGCACGGTGCTCCGCGAAGTGGTCGATGCCATCTACGCCGCCGGGATGCGTGTCGAGTTGACGCTCATCGGCAAGGGCACGTCCACGGATCCCATCTGGTTGGCTCGGGAAGTCTCGCAATCAATTGCACAGCATGGGCAGCAGCACATGGTCATGGATTTCGAGATGGCCAATGAGGCGGATCTCGGAGGGCCAAGCATCGAGACGATGAGGCGTATGGCCGCAGAGGTCAAGGCCCGCTGCCCGAACATCGTGTGCCTGTCGTCACCCGGCAACACCGAGGATCTTCTCGCCGCCGCCCGGTCGAGCGGCCTGCAAGGCTTCACCGCCCACCCCGATAGGGGAGACGGCGACTACAAGTGGCGTCAGGTGCGCCAAGGCTACGACTTCAAGGACTACAAGCCCTTCGTGGTCTGGGACAACGAACCGGCTGGCCCCGCCAGTAGCGTCAGGACGAACGACAATCCCCTCCAGTTGGCGATGATGCGGGCGGTGGGCGTCATGTGCTCCGGTGCAGGTTGGGTGCTCCACACGGGCACAGGGGTCTACGGCGATGGCAAGGCGCACCCCACCGCAGGGCCACGGCCAGCCAACTTCTGGGAGATTTCGAACATCGACGCCATCGTGGATGCGGTCAGAGGGATCGATGAACTGCTGCCCGAGGGCGTGGAGAACTGGCAAGTCGCCAACACCCAGTGGACGCCGCCCAACCCGGTGGCTCCCTTCCAGCCGCACGGCTACTGGGAGGGGGACCACGGGGATGGGGTCAACAAGGCGTACAGCGCCCTTGCAGGCGATGGCCGGGTGATCCAGATGCCGTGCGGCGTCCGAGGCCACGTGGCGCTCAGGGCCAGCTACAACCTCTACAACGTCACGGCCTACAACCCGCTGACCAGACAGCCGGTCCCCGGTGTCACCAACCGTTCGTTCAACGCCGGGGATGTGCTCGATCTCCCCGGTGGTGGTCAAGACGCCATGGTGGCCTACATCATCCACGGGATGCGATGATCGCTACGCTGTTGCTGGTGCTGGCAGGCGTGGTGGTGTGGGGGGTGGCGCGGAGAGGCGCTCCCCCTACCGTCATGTCCGAGGCGTGGTTGCGTGAACAGCGGGCCACCCGCGAATAGCTCTTGACAAACCACAGGTAGGGTAGTAAGCTCAGTGTGTAGCCAAGGAGGGCACATGACGACACCGCTGACCCACGACGAGAACGACGAGATCCTCGACATCACCCCGGTGCTGTGTGACCGGTGCTGGCAGATCGTGCCAGCCGGTGTGACGGAGACGATCACCGTGGAGACGGCCAAGGCCACGTTTTCCTCTCCGGCGGAGTACGACGAGGAAGTGTGGTGCCGCACGTGCCGGGAGCGGGCGAAGTACGAGGACGAGAATGCCGACTACGAGCGGGCACGCGCCCAAGGCTGGGAAGATTGACACATGGCACATTTGTGTGAGAGACTGCCGACTACGAGCGGGCACGCGCCCAAGGCTGGGAAGATTGACACATGGCACATTTGTGTGAGAGACTGGTAGCACTGCCAAGGAGGGTAGTCACGTATGGCATTTAAGGTGACGAAGGAACAGAGCGCCCAGATCAAGGCACTGGTGCAGAAGCTCGTGGATCAGGCGACGGCGGTCGAGGCCACGCAGGCCACGGCGAACGAGACGATTGCGGCGGCACTCGCCACGGTGGTGGTGGAGGTCGAGCGGTACAACGAGGTGCTCGGGGAGGCGCGGGAACTGGTCGAGGATATCGCCACCGACTTCCGAGGGCAGTTCGATGACAAGTCCGAGAAGTGGCAGGAGGGCGAGAAGGGGCAGGAGGTGAACGAGTTCATCGAGCAGTACGAGCACACCAGCTTCGATGATCTGGACGTGCCCGAGATCGAGGAGATCGCCATTGACATCGAGCCGGTGGCGGAGGCGCTGGAGGAACTGCCCGAGGAAATCTGAGGATAGGGTGTTGACAAACCCTGAGGATTGTGGGATACTGATTGTGTTGAGGGGGTGAGCAGATGCGATAGACACGAGCCGGTGAGTAGGGGGTGGGCGACAAGTACCGTGGTCCCCTCTGAAGCGGCAAACGAGCGCGGACTCGACGGGTGGCAGAATCCTTGGCGGGAAGGGCCACCCCGGATGATTACCCGTAACCGCACGCTCATGGAGGAGCATCCGCATGAAAACCGTCGAAGTCCCCCGCAAGTGGCTCAAGAAGAAGTCCGGTCGGAAATACGTCAGCGCCCTGTTGGCCGCAGGCGTCTCTGTGAGGGTCCAGTAATGCTCTATACCGTTACACTCAAGCTGGAGGCGTATCACGTGCCCACAGAGGCGTGGCACGTCCACGAGGCCCAGCACGGCCTGCGGGCCGTCTCGCGTAAGCATGCGCTCGACAAGGGCTTGCGTGTGGTCACGTCATGGCCGGGGTACCGGGACCGGGAGGGCCATCCGGAGTGGCGTGTAGGGGCATCGGTGACGTTGCCGAAGGAGGTGCAGTGATCACGCGAGTGAAGCTCTGGTGTCGGTTCTGTGGCTATGCCACAACGCATGTGTGCCTGCCCGAGGTGCAGTCCTTGGGCGGGCTCCTGTGGCGGTGTGAGCGATGCCGCCGGTCGGAGGTGCGAACGGCACACCAAACATCTACCGCAATTACCGCTTGACAGAACGCTCGGCACCTGTCATACTGGTCTTGTCAGTCAGCGATACACCCCAAGGAGGGGGCAGAAAAAATGGCACAACCCACCGTTCACAATCCGACAAATTTCGATCCGCAGCAGTACGACGTTCTCGACTACCTCGATGGCAAGCGCCCCGCCTACTTCGGGCAGGGCAGCGAGGCGCACGACGCCGAAGTGAAGCTCTGGGAGGCCGATTTCGTGCAGTACTTCGGCGCGGACTGGCGCTCCAAGTCGGTTCACAAGTGCGTCCACTGCGGGCACAACCCGCTCCGGTGGCTCACGGTCGTGAAGCACCTCCTGACGGGCGACGTGGTGGTCTTCGGCGCGGACTGCACCAAGCGGCTGGACTTCGCGGACCAGAAGACCTTCAAGCTGGCCCAGTTGCAGGCGCGGGATGCGGCGAACAAGGTTCGCATCAAGGTCTGGAACCAGCGCGAGGCGTTCCTGAAGGCCAATCCGGTGTTCGCGGCGGCGATTGCCGACTACGCGGGCTCCAACACCTTCGTGAAGGACGTGGTCGGCAAGCTGGGGCTCTACGGGAGCCTGAGTGAGCGTCAGGTGGCAGCGGTTGTCGCGGCCATCGCACGGGACACCCAGAAGGCGGCACAGCCGGTGGTCGAGGAGGTCAAGGGACCGGCCCCCGAGGGGCGGCAGACGGTCACCGGAGTGCTCGTGAGCGTCAAGCTGGTCGAGGGTGCCTACGGGACGGCCCGCAAGGGGTTGCTCAAGCTGGCGAACAACAGCAAGGTGTGGCTGACGGTCCCCAGCAAGTCAGGAGCGGAGCGGGGCGACACGCTGACCGTCGCGGCCACCTTCACGGTGAGTCAGGACGACAAGAGCTTCGCCTTCGGGTCACGGCCCTCGCTGGTGAGCGTGGTGAAGGCTGAGGCCGCACAGGTTGGGGCATGAAGTTCCCACGACTGTTTAGACTCAGGACGACACATGGTGAGTTTGTGGGGATACGAGGCGGGCTCACGCGTATCCCTACCGCCGCCGTACGACTGCTCCGCGAAGATGCAGATGCGGCGTTGGTAGCCGCGAGAACGCGAGACTTCGCCTCACCCCTTCGTGGTCTGTCACTGGAGGAGTTGCCGAAGAGAGCCCGCCACAAGGGTCCGAATAGTGGGGTGTTGCATCTTACGTTGGCCGCGCAAGCGGCTCGGCGGCGTGCGGATGATGTGAGGAGGCAGGCTGAGAGCTATGAGCGTATGGCTGTCGATTATCGGCAAGCCGCTGCAAAGGCGGAGCACGTGGCGCGAATAGCTGAAGGTCGTGCGCGTGCCGCTGAAGATCGTGCGAGTGAATTGCACTCAAGTGCAGAGGAGATGTGAATGGGTGGCCAGAAGTATCCGGTGACGCTGGCGGAGCAAGGCCGGAAACTAGGAATATCTCGTCAACGGGTGTGGCAGTTGCAGCGCACGGCACAGGGGCTATGCCAGCAGTGTGGGGTGAATCCGAGGTCGGAGCACTCGACGGCATTCTGCGAGGGGTGTCAGGACGGCAACCGGGAACGCAATCGGAAGCGGATCGGCAGCTTGCCGTGGCGTCCGGGTGGACCGGGCCGTCCTCCCAATTGGGCGGTTGACAAATAAGCAGGTCCGTGTTACCGTGTTTGACGTGACAATGGAGTGGTCCCAATGAGTCTCCCACTACCGGATGGCGTACGAGAGGCCGTGCAAACTGCCTTGGACGAGGGCGATTTTGAGACAGCCGTGGAAATCGTGTTTCAGGAGCATCCAGACGCTACGCGTGATGAGGTGGTCGATACCGTTGAGGAGGAACGGGCATGAGAATCGGGTTTACTGGCTCCCGTGAGGGGATGACCAACGCACAGGTGCTCCACGTCCACATGCTGCTCGGAGATTTGCGGTGGCTGGAGGCCACACAGGTGAGCCACGGCATGTGCGTGGGATCGGATGTGCAGTTCCACGAGATGGCCAAGGCGCTCGGCTACTTCATCGTGGGGTGCCCCGGCACGCATCACGATCAGCCCTACCTGCGGGCGGAGGTGACCTGTGATCTGGTCATGCCCGAGAAGCCGATGCTCATGCGGAACGGCGATATCGTGCGGGAGTCGGATGTGATGATCGCCACGCCCAAGCAGATGAAGGAATCCATACGCTCCGGCACGTGGACCACGGTGCGCTATGCGCGGTATGAGGGGAAGCCGCTGTGCATCCTCTATCCGGATGGCACATCCACCGTCGAGGGCGTCCCCGGAGTGACCACAGCCGAGGCGTGGCGGGCGTTGATGGTGCAGAAGGCGGTGGCCCTGTGACCCGCTGGGCGCTCCGTTACGACGCCCCCACCCGCCACTATGTCCTGAGCGAGTATCGTCGCGTGGCGGGGCGCTGGACGCCCTACAGACGATCCTCGTGGCACACGATGGGTGAGGCACTGGCGCAGATTGTGGAGCGAGGGTAGGAATGCTGATTTTCTGGACTGAGGTGGGAAATTTGCACGTGGATGATATGGTTCATCGGTCCCACAAGGTGACCATTGTGTTCCACGGTATGCGGAAGGCACCGCCCGCTGAGAAGCTGGCGCTGCTGGAACAGGTGGTGACCGAGGCCCGGAAGATTCCGGAGTCGGGGCATTCACGCATTTTGCAGTAGATATACGTCGAAGTTGTGCTACACTAGCTGAGTCACATGGGGGTGACCGCTCACGGAGGAGCCACGATGCCATTCAAACCGACACCGCCCACGCATCACTGCCAGATCTGCCACAAGGCGCTCTGGGATAATCGCTGGCCGTACGCGGTCTGCAAGGACTGCAATGCGATGAAATCGTGCAAGCACGGGACGCCCCTGAAAGAGTCGTGCGGCAAGTGTGACCTTGAGGGTGATCTCGCCTATGATGCGGCGAAGGGGAACTGATGCGGCGACGGAAACCCCGTACGGTCTACCCGGAGGGCCGCACGTGGTATGCAGTCGAGGTCTATGAGAACCCGAAGGGCATCTACGTGCAGCGGCGATTCGCCCAGCACGGGTGTCAGATCCCGTGGGCGACATTGAAGGGGGTGCTCCGGCGTGGACGGCTACGCGGGCACACGAAGTGAATGAGACGGCAGCAGGGGGAACTGATGACCAAGATTGTAACGCCCCGAGAGAAGATGATCGCGGACGCCAAGAAGCACGGGTTCAACACGGAGCACCTGAGATGAGTTGTCAATGTGGTAGTGGGTGTCCTCGGTGCATCGGCTACTACCCCGGTGAAGGTCAAGATTTCGATTTCGAACAGCGCGTGCGAGACGACGGCTACAAGAACCAGACCGGCCAGTTCATGACGGATCTCACGGCGTGGCTGACGGAGCAAGGTGTTCCCCAGCAGTACGCGGCCAAGGTGGCGCACCGGGCATGGGAGGAAGGGCACGCCTATGGCTATGCCGAGGTGTTCACCGTGGCCCAAGGGCTGTTGGAGATTTTCCAGTGAGACGGCAGAGCCACATCAAACGACGGTACCGGGCACGACTGCCCGAGAAGGAACCCAATAATGCCCGAGTACAAGTGCCCGTCGTGCGGGCAGAGGATCACCGGGACGTTCTCGTGGCTGGCGCACCAGTGTCCTGCACCTGTAAAGAAGAAGTCACCCGCATCCTCGATGAAGCCGTCGATGCGATGGACATGCACAACACGCTTCGGGAGTGGGTGAACACGAAACCGGGCACGATTGACGTGCTCGTCTGCGGGAAGTGTGGGCACATCTACCCGCTGGCGGAGGTCAACGCCCGGAAGTACGACCATCACCTGTGCCTGCTGTGCGGCAGTCATGAACTACGAACGGAGAAGCTATGACCGAACCAATCAGACGTGAACCCAAGTGCGCCCTGAACCACGACAGTCAGCGGCAGTATCTGCTGCAATCGGGCGAAGGCTCTCGGCCCTGTCCGGGGTGCGGCTGGGTGCTCTCAGCGGCTCGGGAACCAGCCAGTCCGGAGATGACCGTGGCGGCACTCCAGCACGTGGTGGAGGAACTGACTGCCAAGATCCAACATCTGGTGGACGAAATGGATCTCAACGGACGGCTGGAGGATCACGCTTACACGTTCCCCGATGGAGATATTTGGAAGGCCGCAGATAGCGAGCTTCCGAAGTGAGTGCATGGAAGCTGAAGCGCACGGTGCAATGTGCGAAGTGCCCGTGGCGGAAGGACGTGGATCCCTACGACATTCCGAACGGCTACAGCCGGGACAAGCACTGTGCGTTGAAGCGCACGATTGCAGCGCCGGGGGATCTGGCTCCCCTGTCCGCATCGGAGCAGCACGTCATGGCCTGCCACGAGACGCAGGACGCCCACTGCATCGGGTGGCTCGTGAACCAGTGGGGACCGGGCAACAACATTGCGGTGCGGATCCAGATGCTGTCCTGCGAGAATGCGGAGACGGTTCGCACCATCGGAGAGCAGCACGAGACGTTTGAGGAGACGTTGCCACAATGAATCCTGATGCGTGGGCAGTGGTGGCGTTCTGGGTGATCTGCATCCCCACAGTGTTTTTCTGGGCGTGGTGGAAGGACAGAAAGAAGCGATGAAGACGTTGTATCTCATTCGGGGTCTGCCGGGGAGCGGCAAGACGACACTGGCCAAAACGCTGACGCCAGAGAGGGTGTTTGAAGCGGATCAGTTTTTCGAGGCGTACGTGGATGGCGTCTATCAGTACCGGTTTGATCCGGAAAAGAGGGGAGAGGCCCATGCGTACTGCCGGGTGCGCGTGAATGAGGCGATGTCGGCAGGGTTGGACCTGTCGGTGTCGAACACGTTCACGCAGCGGTGGGAGATGCAGCCCTACCTTGATATGGCCCTTCAATACGGCTATCGGGTAGTGGAGATCACCTTGAGCGGGCCGCTGCATCCAAACGTTCATGATGTGCCCGCGACAGTGATCACAGCCATGCGAGATCGCTGGGAACGATAATGCCTGACATCACTATGTGTAGTGACTACCAGTGTCCGCACAAGACGAAGTGCTATCGTTCCCCTCATTCGGGAACGACTCCCAATGGGAAGCGGCAATCATGGTTTGTGAGTAGTCCTCGAAAGAAGGACAACTCCTGCACTGAACGGTGGCCGTTGGCGTTGTGGAGCAAAAAGTGAGGACCGACTCGGAGATCGTCGCTCGACTCGCCAAGATTTTGATGGAACTGGTGCCAGAGTTAACCGAGGCGCAAGCCGTGCATCTCGCGTACGATACGCTGGAAGATGTGGTGGCGACGGTGGACCGGCCAGACTTGCACTTGAGTGCAGAAAAGAGAGATGTGTGAACCACGCTGATGTGACCCGTCGCATCGTGATGCTCGACTTTGATGGCGTCATGAATAAATTCAATACCTACTACCACAAAGATCCCCTCGACCGCACACTGGTGCATCGGGTGGGAGACATGGTGCAGCGGCTCAACGCCCACATCGTGATCAGTTCCGACTGGCGGCACCATCACTCGCTCGGGGATCTGCGGAAGATCCTGTTCTTCTACGGCTCGATCCCCCCACGCCGGGTGCTCGGCACGACGCACATCCCGAAGGAGCAGGGTGACGGCATCCGAGGGCAGGAGATCGCAGATTGGCTGGCGCGTCAGCCACAGCCTGTGCGGGTGGCCATCCTCGATGACAATCACCACGGTCGTTTCAACATGGATGTGGTACGTCCGTGGTTCGTGGAGACGGATCCCATGAAGGGCGTGACGCCCGAGAACATCCGGCAGGCAACGGCGCTGTTGACGACTGGACCGGTGTACTCCCGGCAATCAGTTGCAGCAGCTTGACAAACGTCTGTTGAGTGTGCGATGATGGGGGTGCCTCAAAGGAGTGGGCACCACATGGCAGATTTACACGTCGCACAGACGATTTTGCAGCAACTCGGCGGGCAGCGGTTCCTCGTGATGACCGGGGCCAAGAACCTGATCGGCTCCGCCGACAGCCTGACGCTCCGGATCAATTCCGTGAACTACGACGGCAAGCGGGTCAATGTGGTCAAGGTCACGCTGGACCCGTTAGACACCTACACGGTGACGGCCAGTTACCTCCGGGCAGGCAAGCTGAAGACCGTAGCGACGGTGAGCGACGTCTACAATGACGCGCTACAGGCCGTGTTCACGCGGGTGACTGGTCTGCACACGTCGCTCGGCATCCCGGCGGCAGAGGCTCGGAAATTCGATAACAAGCACGAAGATTGATGATGATCAAGTGGAAGGTTGTGTTCGTGGTGGTCGGGAGCGTGGCGGCAGCGTTCACGGTGTTTCTGCAAATGGTGGTACCCGGTCTTATTGAACGAGAAAAAGCCAGTCAGACCGCGAAGCAGGTAGTGAAGCAGGCGGTAACACAGGTTGAGCAGGATCAACTTCATACGTGGATGAAGTCACCCGAGTATCTGGCCTTGTTGAAAGACAAGGCGTTGAGAACACCGTCCTGCATCGAGAACATGGAGACGCTTGCTCGGAAACATTCGTCGTGGTCAGCCCAGAAAGGGGTGGACTGGGTGGCCATGGACTGGGATGAAGACAAATGCACGATGGGCGGTCAGTTGAAGAGTGAACAAGAGTTTTACCGCAATCGGTAATTGACACACGGCAGAGTCGGTGTTACACTGGCTTTGCATTCAATTTTGCGTTCAAGGAGTGAACACATGCCGCTCGTCCAATTCGTCGGTGGAACACTCGATCACCCGTTCGTCATCTGTCCGCAGTGCAGCAGCATCGCGGATCGCGTCGGTGTCGAGGACGGCGGAGCGGTGTCGGAGATCATCTGGTCCCCGGACGTGACCAAGTCCCCGCGCAAGGTGCGCCCCGCTACGTTCTGGGCCTGCATGCGGTGTGAGTGGTGCGGAGAGAAGTCGGCCATTGTGACGGCACAGGAGGCAGCGTAATGGAAGGATTTGGGGAGTGCAATGTCTATCGAGCGACGTTCGATCTGGTGGTGGACAACGAGACGCGGGTGGATGATCAGCCTAGCGAGGAACGGCTCCTGATCGCCAACGATTTTCTGGAAGCCGTCGAGATGGCGCGGGCCATGCGGCTGGAGGTGCGGCCACGATCAGCCGTTCACAAGGAGACGGTGGTGCGGGATGTCACGCTGGTGCATGCCGGGGTGTTGGTGACACGGGAGTGATCACGCGAAAGACCTACACAGTCGCGGTCGAGTTGACAGTCCACAGTTGCGAGTCGGCAGAAACGGTGGTGCGTCTTGTGAGTGAGGCGCTCGGTGTGATGTACCACGAGATGGAACGTGAGAACCTTATTCGTGTTGTGCTTCAACATCGCCTTGAAGTGGTGGAACGATGATCTTTACCATCAAAGCCCTGATCAAGGGCACCCCCAAGGACCGGGAAGTCACGACCAACATCGCCGGATGTGTGGATGCCGAGGAGGCGCGGCAGAAGTTCAAGCAGTACTACCCCGTGATCGCCTTCCGCTGGGTCAAACCCGTCGAGGAGAAGAAGAAATGACTGTGTGGGAAGAAATGACTGTGTGGATGTACTACGAGACAGACGGCGATTCTGGGTATTACAGCATTCAGTTGTTCTCGACCGAGGCCAAAGCCGAGGCATATCGAAAGCGCAAGCAGAGCGCCTACGGTGGCGTGAAACAGATCGTTGTGCAGTGAAGGAGAAGAAGAAGTGAGACGACTGATGGCGGTGTTGGTGGTGGTGTGTCAGGTGGCGGTGAGTGTGCCGGTGTGGGCGCAGGATGCGGTGGTAGTGCCGCGTGACCTTTCGACGTGGGTACCTCCGTGTAGCATCCCGCCCATGGGTATGTCGGCGCAGCGGTGGAACAGCTATACGCCGGAGAAGCGGGAGATCGCCTGCAAGATGGGGTATGACCCGTGGGCACCTTCCAAGGGGGACATGGTCAGTGCGAAGCTGGCAGTTGCAGGCATCCTGATCGCCGCCGCAGGTTTCGGGGTGGCGTTCCATCCGAGTGAGAACACGTACCACATACTGGGCGATTCGTACTGCGTGGGTGACTACTACGTGAACGACGGTGGGTGTGGCTCTCCGCTGGAAACCCAGATCGGGCTGGGCATGATCGGCGGCGGGATTCTGATGGCGTGGGTGGGTCTGCGAACGAAGCATGTGTCGGTGTCACCCTCCATCAACAAGACCCAGAAGGGGGTGACAGCCCGCATCCGGTGGTGATAGAATAGCTCTGCAATCAAGTGCAAGGAGGCACCTTTTGACGCATACCCAGCGGGCACTTGTGGTCTGTGCGATGGCGTTTCTCGTGTGCCTCTTTACGCAGTGTGTGCGGGACTATCGGGGTGCCACCCAAGAAACCATTGAGAGCGTGATCGTCGGCGGCTCCTATACGCCGGGGCACTACACCACGTCTTGTGATAGCGATGACAAGGGCCACACCACGTGCCACCCGGTGTGGGTATCGCCGTCGTGGAGTCTGGAGTACTTCGACGCCGAGGGACCGCACAGTGAGACGGTGGACGAGAAAACCTACGTAGGTTATCCCATTGGTTCGAAGGTGTATGTGTCTTTCTGGCAGGGGCATGTGTTGGGCCTACGATACGGCGTGAGATTCTGGACGGGACGGCCCGTCTTAGAGGCGCAAGGAGTGCGGTGAATGGCGATACAGCGAGTGATCAGCTTCGGGTTCAAGCACCCCAATCCCCCGGAGGAATCCATCCCCGGCACGGTGGTGGTAGACGTGCGGAGCCTCTTCCGCAACCCCTACCGGGACCAGACTCTCCGCCCCAAGAACGGGCTGGACCCGGCGGTGGTGGCGTTCGTGCTGAAGGATCCCAACTTCGCCTCCAAGTACGCCTACCTGAAGGCGCAGGCCACCGTACCGGGTACGGACACGGTGTATATCGGGTGTACCGGGGGGCGTCATCGGAGCGTGGTGCTGGCGGAGCGGCTCGGGCACGAGTTGGGCGTGCCGGTGATCCATCGAGACATTCAGGTGAGTTGACAAACGGTTTCATGGGTGCTATACTGTTCTTGTCAGTCGGAACTGAGCAACCGCCCACAGGAGGGGCACCCCAATGAACCAAAATCTGAAACTCAACGTCGAAAAATTGCAGTCGCTGCTCCCGAAGTTCAAGGCGTCAGACGCGCAGTTCGCGTCCAACCTGATCGCCAGCTTCAAGAAATACGGCGGGCTCACCCCCAAGCAGGAGCCGTGGGTGGAAAAGCTCATCGCCCGCGTCGAGGTTCCGGCGTTCCAAGTTCTCGCGTCGTATCCGGCGGCGGTGATTCAGGAGCCGGTCCACGTCGGCGGGTTTGGTGGGGTCATCAAGCTGTTCGCGGAGGCCAAGGCGCACCTGAAGTTCCCGAAGATCCGGTTGCAGGTCGAGGGCCGCAAGGTCATCCTCGCCCTGAACGGCCCGAAGTCGCTCAAGGCGGGTCATGTGAGTGTGCTCGGTGAGGGCACGTATCCGAACCGCACCTTCTACGGCAGCGTCTCGCCGGAAGGGGTGTTCACCCCCACGTATAAGACGGTCAACCCCTTCACGCAGGCGTTGACGGCGCTCCTGAGTGAACTGGCGGAGAACCCGGCGCGGGTGGCGAAGGACTACGGGAAGCTCACCGGTAACTGCTGCTTCTGCGGCAAGGACATCGGCAAGGGCAAGGAACAGCGGTCGGTGCTCGTGGGCTTCGGCCCGGATTGTGCGGAGCACTACGGCCTGAAGGGCCAGTGGCTGGCAGCGGCGGAGAAGGCGGAGGCCAAGGCTTCCGTCTCCCCGCTGGGGGAGTGGATCAGCGCGGCGAAGCCCGCACCGCTCACCGAGACGGAAGTCGCGGTGGTGGTCGAGGCATTCGGAGCGGCGAGTCAGCAGGTTCCGGTGTCGGCTCCCCTGAAGCTGGAGGGTCCGTGGATCGGGTCTGGCGGGCTCCCGAAGCCCTCGGTGCAGGACGAGGTGATCGAGTCGCTGGTGCAAGCGGCGAACGAGGCAGGGTTGGCGGAACAGCCGAAGTTTACGGTGTTCGCCAGCTACCCGTCGCAGGCGGATACGGTGCTGGCGGCAGAGGCCCAGCACGAAGCGGCGTACGAGGCGAAGCTCAAGGACGAGTCCTTCTGGTCGGCGGTGGGCACGTCTATCGAGGCGCTCGGAGAGTCAGCGGCACAGGCGAGTGATGCACAGCAGGCGGCGAAGCTGGAAGCTCTGAATGACTACGTGGTGAAGCCGATGGCGGAAGTGCTTCTTGCAGCCGAAGCGGCACAGGCAGCGAAGCTGGAGGTACTCTCCAAGTCACTGCTGTTCAACACGACGGCGGTGATTCCGGCGATAGCCGCACTGGGAGAAAAAGCCGCACACGCGGAAGCAGCGACAGATTCGCTGGTGGAGCAATGGCAAAAGGTGCCCGTGGATGCCTACCAGACGGGCAGCATCGAATGGGCTGACACAGGTGGGGAGTCGGTGCAGCCGCTGCCGGAGATCAATCCGGACGAGCAACAGGCTGAACTGGGACCGGACTACCTGCTGGCGTGTCCGGAAGTCAAGACGTGCTATCTCTGTGAACAGTCTGCGGTAGCCTCCAAGGAACTGCACGGCTACACGGTGTGCGAGTCCTGCATCAAGGAACTGAACGCCTGAAGAGAGGCCATGGAGGGCATGATGAGACTCGGAGACGTCGCACGGTTGCAGGGGGTCACGCTGGCCCCCTGCTGGCGGAAGCAGAAGAACAAGTCCCAAGGGGCCGCAGAGGCCCAGCTACGGGCGCTCGTGAGAGCATCTTACGTCAAGGGGGCAGAGGAATTGCGGACATATCTCTGTCGCGACTGCCAGACATGGCACGTCGGACACGTCACAAAAAATTGCACTTGATTGCAGCGGTCAGAGTATACTAGACCCTTCCCAGTGGAGGCGTGAATGGAATCCATGTGTTCCGGGTGTGGTGCGGTGGCTCCCTCGCACCCGTACGTGGGCGTCACCCGCGATCAGGAGACGAACCTGATGACCGCCTACCCGATTTGCTACGAGTGCTGGGCTGACCCCTCCCACCGGCAGACGAAGCTGAAGATGCACTTCCACGAGGCCCACAACGCCCCCACGGCAGTGCAGGCAGCGGAACTCAACATCATGGTGGACCCGCCTCGTGGATCCTAATAGCGGTAACCAGCGGTGGAGCCTGTGGCAATACCGGGTGTACCCGGATCGCACGGCACGGCCCACCTACGAACTGGTGAAGGAGAACGCCTCCCGCTTCGGGCGACTCGCCTTCGGTAGTGCCTCGCAGATGCGCCTGCGCTGTGCCACGGATGGCGTGGGACGCCTCTACTGGGAGATCGCCGTCTTGACCGAGGGGCACCCTGTCCACGATCCCCGCTATGTCGAGTGGATGCACACCCAGTGGTCCACCTTCCTCCGGAATGGCTTCGGGATCGGTTGTGAGATCCACGCCCATGCGCGATTAGAGGCCGGTGATCGTCAAGACGGCACTCCGGCTGATCAACTCATTCTGCTTCCCCCGTTGTCTTCCACCGCAGATTTAGAAAGAGGGTAGCTCTACGGCAAACGTCCTACTTAGAGCGGGCGCACTTCTGAGAGCAGAACAGCCCACGATTGGGACGTGCCTCAGCGGCGAGGTGCTGGAATAGCTTGTGGCAGTGTTGGCAGATACGGACGACCGCTCGATGTCGGTATCCTTTCTTGTCGGTGATGAACGGCTCGTGGTCGAGTATTTTGTTGGGGTGATCACGATAGGCGTTGCACCCGTGGCACGAAGGCACTAGGTTGTCAGGTGCGTTGTTGGTCTTGTTCTGGTCAAGGTGATCGGCTACAAGGGCACCGGAACCAGTACTTTTACCGGGAAGCCAGTTCACGGGTTTGTGGCACCAATGGCAAGGATGCGGGCCGGGACCGATTTTGTTATAGAGGACGAGCCGATGCAGGGGAATCTTGGTGAGCACGTCACGGTAATTCAGTGGGTGACCTACCATGATCCATCGAAACTCGTAGGACTGTTTGCGCTGGTCCAGAGGTTTGCGTGTGCCTTCACCACGGCACTTGTAAGAGCAGAAGCGTGGCGTCGGACGATTGGCGGCGTAGCACTTGCGGATAAACGGTTGTTGGCAGTGTTCACAGACTCCGCTTCGGTCACTGGTTCGCATGCGGCAGTCTAACTCGTAACTTGCATTCCGTCAAGAGGCACATTAGCAATGGCAAACGTCCTTTATCCGAAGTTCAAGCAGGGATTGCAGAACAAAGAGCACGATCTGGACACCGACATCATCAAGGCCACCTTGATTGATACCGGTGCCTACACCTACGCGGGCACGCACTACGCCTACGCCACTGATGTGGCGGCGGGATCGAAAATCGCGGTGTCTCCGCAGTTGACCTCGCCCACGATCACGGACGGCGTGTTCGACACCGCCGACTTCTCGTGGACCGCCGTCTCCGGTGTCCAGAGCGAAGCGATCATCATCTGGAACGACTCCCCCACCACGCCCACGGCAGACCCTCTGTGCGCCTTCTACGATACCGGCATGACCGGGATGCCCGTCACCCCGAATGGTGGCAACATCAATGTTACTGTTCACGCATCAGGGTGGTGGGCGCTGTAAATGCGCCCCTTTCTGCTGGTGTTGTGTCTGTTAATCGCGGTTCCGGCGTCGGCGCAGACACAAAAAAAGAAAGACCACGACGCGCTGGCACTGGTCGTCGCGATGTCGGGGGTGGTACTGACCGCCGCAGGCTACGGCATCATCCTGCATCACGATACGGATCGGGGCGGCTCTGATCCGGCGTGGGTGGTGGGCGGGGTGGCCGTTGTCGCTGGTGGGGTGACGATGACGTGGATCGGACTCCGGCATGTCAACGTGGCTCCGCAGATCAGTCCACGGAGTAAGGCGGTGGTAGCCACGATTCGCTGGGGTACTGTCAAACGACGGTGAAACGAGGTTGACATGAGCGTGGTGGCGACTCTGGTAGCTCTCATCGGCGTCGTCGCACTCATCCTGCTTGCGGCCAAGGATCTCAGGAAGAAGAAGTAGCCGATGCCTGACAAGCGCACGACGGAACTGACGGCCATTGATGTGGTCACTAGCACCGATCTGGTGATGGTGGTCGATGACCCTGCGGGGTCAGCCGTCAGTAAGAAGGCCACTGTCACCCAAGTGCTGGTGAACACCGCCAAGACGAACACCAGTAACACGTTCACTGGGGATCAGACCATCGACGGGGATCTCGTGGTCACTGGCGAGATCAATCCCGTGGTGCGTGCGGAGCAGATGGCCAAGGTCGATGCGTTCGAAGGACGGGCGGCGGGTGATGCTTCGGGCAGTCGGACCCTCTTATCGAAGTCCCTCATCTCCGGGCTGTCGGTGCGCCATGATGAAGTCGCGGGGGAAGGACGCATCACCGCAGGCAATTACAACACGCAGGTCTATCAGCGGCTCATTGTGCAGGCGGAGTCCCTGCGGGTGCAAACAGGTGTTACCCCTGCCATCACGGAGCATTTGCGGGTGCATCCGTCTGGTGGCGTGACAATTGGTACTGACCACTCGGTCGATCCCGGTGTGGGGAAAGTCGTGGCAGGCGCACTGATTGTCAAGAACTCCTCCTACCCCAGCATCATTTTGAATGATCCTAGTCAATCGGCTGATGCGCGGCTGTGGCAATTCTCCGGTGAGGGCAACAATATCTTCATCACGGGCCTCACGGATGCGTTGAATTCGCAGGCATCTCTGCAATTCAATCGCGTCACTGGGACACTGACTGTGCGGGTGGTGAGTGCTACGCAGGGGCTTGGCACAACCCCGCTCAACGCTGACCAGTTGACGGCAGGCACGGTGCCCGTTGCCGCGCTGCCAGCGACGGTGGCCCGCACGGACGTGACGAATACGTTTCCGCAGCCACAGACGGTGCAAGGACTGACAATCAACGGCTCAAACAGCGTCTTGTCGTTCAACGGAGCGGGGCCGGTCAATGGCAAGTGCTGGCGCTGGCTCATGTACGGTGACGGCAATTTGCGGCTGGAGGGGTTGACAGATGGTTTCGCGGCGGTCAGTTACACTTCGTTCCTGATCGGTTCCGCCGGAATGAGCATTTATCAAACCCTGACGGTCAATGGGAATGTGACGGCCCCCTCGTTTGTCGAGAGCGGGAAGACCGTGCCGATGGGCTACTGGCAGGATGTGTCTTTCAGTGCCAGTAATTTCGTGGGCGGCGTGGGGGGGATGCTGGTCACGGTTAGTGCAGGACAGGTGGGGAGCAATCGCTACATGCTTCTCGGGAAGACGCTGTTTTGGCAGATGAATCTGGATGGATTTAGCATTGCCGGAGTCGGTGGTCCTATGCAGATCACGTTGCCTGCTGGCCTGATTTGTGGGACGACGCAATGGATTGCCAATCCCGGCGTGCATAACTGCGACGTGAACGGTGGTGGCTGGAAGCCGTTCCTTGTCAATTCAAACGTGGGCGGTAATTACATTGGCGTCTATCCGCTGCCCAGTTTCGCGTGGGGTGCGGGAGCGGGGGCGAATAACGTCTGGATGAATCTGATGATACAGGTGCAGTGACATGGCTGAAGAACTGATTCTGACGACTCCGGTGACGCCGCCAGCGCCGACACCCACCACGAAGTACCGGGTGTCCTCGTTCACGATGGATATCGACACGGTAGCAGCGCCGTTGTTGCCACCCCCTGCGCCCACTCCGGCACCGGGATTGGTGACGATCAAACTGGTATCCGATGCGAAGGAGTTCAGCACCTACCAGTACACCGGAACCTCTGCGACGGCGATGATCAAACAGTTGAACACCGCCAACCTCACCACGAAGTCGATGCAGAAGCGGATTCTGGAGAAGCTTTCCGCCGATGGCTTCCTGCCCGGTACGGTGCAGGGCACGCCTGATGCGGTGGTAGAGTGAGGTGTTGAAGCTAGGGCTTTTGTAGATGTCCCGATGCCTACTCAGACCTTTACCGCTGTCTCCGTACAACTCTGGACGTGGCCAGCCGGGGTCACGTCGGTGTTTGTACAAGCTCTCGGGGCGGGAGGGTCCGGCGGGACGGCCTCGGGTAATCCTGCGACGGGCGGCGGCGGCAAAGGGGGTAGCTACGCCTCCGCTCTGGTGAACAAGGGTGCAGAGACGGGTCTGAATGTCCGGCCCGGTGGCGTATTTTCGTCACCCACCGCCAGTAATCCCTCCTACGTTGAAACCACAGGCACGGTCGTGACGCTGGTACTCGCTCCCGGCGGAGCGGCGGGAGCCTCTCAGGCAACCAACAGCGCCAATGGCGCGGGCGGTACGACGCAGAACGGCACGGCAGTCGGTACGACGCTGTTTGCCGGAGGCAACGGCGGCACAGGGAATTTTACCAGCGGCGTTGGTGGTTCAGGTGCAGGCGGCGGTGCCGCTGGCCCTGCTGGAGTAGGTGGCGCGGCTAGTGGCAATACGGCAGGTGTCACTGGCGGCGGCGTGTGGGCGACCGGTCTTTTCCATAGCGGCGGTGGTGCGGCTGGCGTTGGCAATAGCACACCGGGAGCCACCGGAGGTGGAGGTAATTACGGTGGCGGTGGTTCTGGCGGTAAAGCGAATAGCGGTGCCGATCAAGCGGGCGGAAATGGTGCCTCAGGCATCGTGGTGCTGTCGTGGCTTGATCCGATCACCACGTCCCCTATCGCCTCAGGGACGAGTGTCAGTGCGCCAGCGGTGGCGATGGTTGGCGACCGCACGCTGAGTGGGCAGACCGTTTCATCTACAGCGATTGCCCAAACAGGGCACACCGTTGTTCTCGCCACACAGGTTGTGGCTCTCCCGTTGATCTATTCGACAGCACGGGCCGCACGTTATACCGAAACCTTGCTGATAGAGAACCCCACGGGCCTCGGGGGGTTGCTCGGCATCACCGTGCCGGGTATCAACTTCTGGCAGACGATCCTTGGATCGTCCGGTGGGCTGACGATCACGTCCATCTCGTTGCTGGCGGTGACGGAACAGAATGGGGCGCTGACTCCACGGGACGCGCTGTATCTAGAGATCCGCGACAGCACGATGACCGGGACGTTGCTCGGAACGTCTCTGGCGATGCCGGGGACGAGTGTTCCTACGGCGTTCAATTCGTGGTTGAATTTTCCGCTCCCCGGTGGCATCGCGATGGTCGGTGGCACGACCTACTGGATCGGGATCGGTGCGACTCGCACGGCGACGGAGGTGCCCAACTACGCCTACGTCCAGTACTCGACGGGCAATCTCTATGGCTCTGGTGAACTGAAGAACGGGTCCGGTGGTACACACATTTCGGGGGCTGATCTCGCGTTTCAACTGTACACCGGCACTGGTCACCTCGTGGTACTCCCCGGTGTCGCGCAGAGTGTCACCGGCACCACGATCACGTCAGGAGCCATCCTTCGTACGCCGACCGTCGCCTTTCCATCTACGGGTGGGATCGCGGTTAATTTGCTGGCGTATTGGGCGTGCGAGGAAGCGTCTGGTACGCGTGTGGATGCCGTGAGCGGCACCTACAATCTTACGGACAACAACACGGTGGGCAGCGCCACCGGCAAAATTGGCACAGCGGCAGATTTTGAGGCTGACAATTCAGAATTTCTGAGCAACACCTCAGGAATTGTGGTGACAGGGACGTGGACGATCAGTCTGTGGTTGAAGCCGGAGACACTACCTGCGGATTATCAAGCCGTCTTCTCCAGAGACGATAGTGCGGGGGCACCTCTCCGGCACCAGTCCACGATCTACCTCACACCCGCTGGCAAGATGGCGGTGTACGTCGATCCGGGCAATGTGCATTTCGATCCGGGCGTGACCGTGTTGAGCGTGGGGAACTGGTACCACCTCGTGGTGACGTTCGACACCAGTGGCGTGGGGCTGGTGGGTTATATCAATGGGTCCGTGGAGGATACCGTGGCATCCCCCGGATTTTCAGATAATAATTCTGTTCCTTTCAATGTGGGAAAGGAGATCTATCTATTCGCAAGCGGTCGTTATTTTGATGGGTTGATTGACGAGATCGGCTTCTGGCAACGCGCCCTCACCTCGACGGAAGTCGCATGGTTGTATAACGCTGGCAGTGGGCGGTCCTACGCAGACCTTATTGGGGGAGGTGGGCCAGCCGATCAGGGCGTCACCACATCGCATCGCCTTTCGACAGCGGTCCTGAACCCAGCCACCGTCGCGGGTGGCACACTGGCCATCAGCGTTCCGATCATCGTGGGGTCTGCGGGGGATGTGCTGCTGGAGGATGGCTTCGGTCTGTTGCAAGAGGACGGCAGTGCGCTTCTGTTGGAAGGGGGTGTCGGACTCGCACAGGTCTTCGCCCCCGGAGTCGCACAAACGGGTGCTCCGCAGTCAGTCACGGGAGTCACCCTCGCCTCGACGGCAGTCGTCAATGTTCCTTCGATAGCCGCAGGCCCGGTAGCCGTTACCGGAGTCCATCGAGCGACGACGATTCAAGTCTTTGCGCCCACAGTAGCTCCCGGCGCAGTCACGATTACAGGTGTTCATCGAGCCACTACGATTCAGGTGAACGCCCCTACGGTGACGGCGCTTCTGACGGGAGCCACGATCACGAGTGGCAGTGGAGCGTTTGCTCCGTCTGTGGCCCAGACGGTGGTGGCCGCGCATCGAGCGACGACAGCCCAGACGTTTGCGCCCACGCTGACGCAGAACGTCACCACGGTTTTCCGGGCCTCGACGGCGCAGATGTTCACAGCATCAGTCGCCGCAGGCCCGGTCGGCATCACGACAGCCACGCGGCCCACCACGCTGCAATTGAATGCACCGACCGTGGCTCCCGGCCCGGTGGGTGTCGGTGGACCCACCCTTGCCTCGACGGTGCAGTGTTTCGCTGCTGCCATCACCACGGGTGCGGTCACGGTGGTGGGAGCCACCATCGCCGCCACACTGGTGCTGTTTGCCCCCACACTGACGTCTGTCGCCCCCGGAGGGGTGGGGGCAGGCACAGTGGCTTCGACCGTGGTGGTGAATGCTCCAAGTGTCGTGGGGGGGCTGGCTACCATCCTCCCTCCGGCCATCGCGTCTACAAGCCTCACCAGACCGCCTAGCGTGACCGTGGGCGCGACATCGGTGCTGGGGGGCACCCTTGCCCCTACCTCGGTCCTGCGTGCGCCTACGGTCATCGTAGGCCCAGCGAGTGTCACGGGTGCGACTCGTCCGTCTACGGCTCTGATCTTCGCCCCCACCGTCACCGCCCTGTTGACCGGGGTGACGATTCCCAGCGGTAGCGGGTTGTTCGCCCCCACGCTGCTCGTGGGGCAGGCAGTCACGACGGCTCACAGGGCCACCACGCTGGCCCTGACGGCCCCAAGTGTCAGTCCCGGCCCTGTCACCCTCACCACGCCCTTCCGGGCCACCACAGCGGTCCTGAACGCCCCTACGGTAGCCGCGCTGGTGACTGGGGTGGGCACGGGCACGATTGCCTCAGGGGTGTTTTTGAACGCCCCCGCCGTCGCCTCCGGAGCGGTCACGGTTGGCGGGGTGACGATAGCCTCCACCACTCAGATACACGCTCCGCTGGTAGCCCACGGGCTCGTGGTCGAGGGCGCAACAATCGCCTCGACGGCGGTCCTCTTTCCGCCTACACTGGAGGTCGAGATTTGGACCGGGGCATTGCCCCCGGCGATTGCCAGTGGCGTTACCGTCAGACAACTGGTCATTGCGTCGGCGGTCACGAGCGCCCTCTCCGTCACGGGCACGTGTGTGGTGCGGCAATCGGTGCAGGCGTTGGCCATCACTTGCACGCAGTCGGTCCTGAGCGACGGCACCACGGTGCGGGTGCGTCAACTGGTCACGAGCACAGATATCGAAGGGTGGAGGCCATGAGAGTCATCCTGCGGCGAGGGAACGATCAGGTGGTGACGTTGGAAGGCTTACGTCTAATGACCGGCACCTACCTGAATGCAGCCGTGGTCAAAGCCACCCTACGGGATCACAAAGAACAGCCGCTCCCGGCGTTCACCAACGTTCCCATGCGGTACGTCCCCGATAGCCAAGGCAACTACGAGTGGCCGGTCGAAGGGCTGACCATGATGCTCCCGAAGGGCGTGTCCTATTCGCTGGAGATCGCCGCCGATCAGGCGGGCACCAACTACCGAGTGGTGCATCCCGTGAGCATCATTGATGGAGACGTGGGATGACGCCTCCTCCCAAGAAAAAGAAGAAGCGCACGTATGCAAGTATGCTGAAGGGCTATCAGGAAGTCCCGATGGATCTTGACAAAATCAATGCCTCGTTTGAGGCCACGCAGAAACCGAAGGAGTAGTCATGCCTGCGTATGGACAGCCACCGCTCGGACTTTCAGCCGGGTACGCCTCCACGCTGTGGAACGATGAAACCGTCGCCGCCAATGGGTGCAGCGTGTGTATTTCGATGCGTCGGAACCCCAACTTGCCGAATTACTACTCGATTGAGTTGTCGTTCGCCGCGAACCCCGGTACGTTCTCCGTCGAGGTGCAGACGGCTGATACGGATCAGGACAAGTTCTATATCTCCAAGACGCCTGCGATCAGCACCGTGAGTGGAGCCTTCGTGAGCCGCACGGAGATGACCAGCATTTCCAAGTACATGCGCCTCAAGATGGTGTCGTTGACCAATGCCGTGAAGGTGACCGCCAAGGTCTTTTGATGTACGCGGCTCTGCTGAAGTTCGATCCGTCCGAACCACGGGACGCCAAGGGGCAGTGGGTCAAGGGCGGAGCCGCATCTGCCACACCCCGAGACGCCTTCCTCAACGCTTTTGATCCGGCCAAGAAAGAGACGTGGTATCGGAAGGGTGGAGAATGGCACGTGGACCCGGAGGGGGTGTCAGCCCTTCGGTATGAAAAGTCGCACGACGATCCGACTTACGTGCCCCCCAAAGTTACCCACACGGTGATACGTGGGAATGACGCTGGGATGTGGGGTGGATCGCACTATGGAAGTACGGTGGTCACCGGGGAAGCCGCTGCTCTGATGGGTCTTGAGGGGTGGAAGAAGCACGATGCCACCAAGAATGCCACGATCCTTGCCACTCGGATGCTGCAAGCGATTGCCGATGACGTGACGGGTTCTGAGGAACCGTTGTACCATAGCTTCGAAAACACACGCGGCACGGTGTTCACGCCCGGTGATACGATGCAGTTGCCTCTGCTGGCGTCAGCAGGACAAGCGGAAGTCGGCTATGGTGTCCGATCACGGTGGGAAGACCAACAAGGCGCACCCACGGTGTTCGCGTTCCCCACGGGCACTCCGATGGTGGGTTACAGCAAGTATGGGCTGGCGGATGCCAAGGATCTGGGTCATAAGACCGTGGAGGAGATGTACAAGGAATTCGGTCACATCTGGAACGAGGCTATCATCGCTGGGAAATTCCGAGTGGTGAAGGTGGAAACGGTGTACATGAGTTCTCAGCACAGCGATAAGCCCATTGCCATGGAAGATGTGCCGCAACTCTACGGACAGGTGGTGCATCTGGAGCCGCTGGAGATGTTCAACCCCGCGACGGGGAAGTGGGTGTCTCGTGGCTGATCTTACCCGAGAAGTCGCACAGTCCCATCGGGAAGCACCGCACCAGACGGGGCACTCACATCGAACGGATGACGATCTGAAGCTCCTGACGCCCCCGTTGCACTTGATTGCACGCTCACGCGCTTCCGTGGTAAAGTACAACCCTGCCCAGCCTCGTGACGATCAGGGGCAGTGGACGGGCACTGGGCTCCCCACGCTGCCGAAGGTCGAGGGAATTCTCGACGCCATTGGTAGGCCCGATGGTGGGTTCACGTATCATGCGGTGACGGGGGAACAGCCCACCACGGGCTTCGCCCTCTCGATCCATCGGGATCGTGAAGCGGTCATGGACGATTCGCAGGCCACGGTGGTAGCGTTGGCCCGGTACGCGGCGAAGAACTGGGGTCTGCTGAAGGAGTCAGGCAACTTCATCGGGGGTTGGCACAATCCAGACGATGGTAAGGTGTATCTTGACGTGTCCACGGTGGTGGAGACAGCCGAGGAAGCTGACCGTCTGGCCAGAGCCGCCGACCAAATCGCATATTTCGATCTGGTAAAAGGCCAGTCGATTAAGATAGGAACACGACATGCCGCAAAAGCCGATTCTCCATCTCACGGGGCCACGCGAAGGCCCGCCCACGCTGGCGGATCTGATCGCCCTGTCCAAGTCGTTGACGGGCCGCGATCCCACGCCCGAGGAGATCGAGCAGGCGAAGCAGGTTCTCAAGGGGGTACAGTAATGGCGTTGAAGATGCTGATCAAGGCGGATCCCAAGCCGCTGCCCGAGGTGTCCCCGAAGCTACAGGAAGCGGCTGAAGCCAGCGCACTGGATTACGCGGCCATCCTGAAGGGGGAGTACAAGAAGCCGGTTGACAAATAGCTACGGACGTGTTACCGTATTTGGTGAGTGCTGACTCCGGTGCAAACGAACCAGTCAGCACCACTTGACAAACGCCAGCGTATTCGTTACACTGATGAAGTCAAGTCTGACCAATGGAGTGGGAAGCACATATGGAATTCATCACATTCGGACTCAAGGAAGCCTCCACCGGCACGGTCGAGGAACTGGGTGGCAAGGGCGCGGGCCTGCTGTGGCTGGCCAATGAAGGTGTCCCGGTGCCACCCGGCTTCGTGATCCCCACGTCGGTCTGGGCGGAGTACGACAAGAAGCCCAAGACCACGCTGAAGGCCATCGCGAAGGCGCTGCCTGCGTATCTGGAGAAGCTGGAGGCCCACTTCGGGTATCTGCCGCTGCTGTCGGTGCGCTCGGGTGCTCGTGTCTCGTGCCCCGGCATGATGGACACGATCCTCAACGTCGGCATCGAGCCGTCGAACGTGGGTGAGTGGACCAATCGGCTGGGACCGGCCTGCTTCGCGGACTCCTTCAAGCGGCTGGTGGTGATGTACGGGAGCGTCGTGCATGGCATCCGCAAGGAATCGCTGGAAGGCACGCTGGCCGAGGCATTGGACGTGTATCAGGAGAAAACGGGTGAGCCGTTCCCCGAGGCAGCGGCCCAGTTGCTGGGAGCCATCGAAGCGGTGTTCCAGTCATGGGATAATGACCGGGCTGACTTCTATCGGCTGGAGCACGGGTACGACCGGGCATGGGGTACCGCAGTCACGGTGCAGGCGATGGTCTTCGGGAACCTGAACGAGCAGAGTGGGTCCGGCGTGTTGTTCACGCGGAATCCCAACACGGGCGCTTCTTTTGTGACCGGCGAGTGGTTGCCGAAGGCACAGGGGGAGGATATCGTCGCCGGGATTCGGACGCCACAGTCGCTCGATACGATGCAGGCATGGAACCCGGCGGTCCACCAACAGTTGGTGGCGCAAGTCATCTCGCTGGAGAACCTGAAGCGGGAGATGCTCGATATCGAGTTCACGATTCAGGACGGTAGTCTGTATCTGCTTCAGGTTCGCACGGGCAAGCGGACGCCGATTGCGGCGGTCAAGATCGCGACAGATTTCGTGGCGCAGGGAGTGATTGACGCGAAGGAAGCGGTCAAGCGGGTTCCGGCCAAGCTGTTGGATCTGGCGCAGACGGTGTCGCTGGATCCCTCGTGGGTCAAGCCCGCCTTGTTCACGGGGATCGCGGCCTGCTCCGGAGTGGTGAGTGGCAAGCCGGTGTTCTCGAAAGAGGCTGCAATCGAGTGCAAGGAACCCTGCATCCTCGTGACCGAGGAAACCACGCCCGAGGACATCACGGGGATGAAGGCGGCGGTGGGCATCATCACGATGCACGGGGGCATGACGTGCCATGCAGCGGTGGTGGCACGACCGATGAATCGGCCCTGCATCGTGGGTGTGGGCGCTTCGCTGGAGTCCTTCAAGGGTGCGGCCATCCTGAGCATGGACGGGGCCACGGGGCGCATCTGGGCGGAGGAGATTCCGGTCACGAAGGCGGAGTCGAACGGGACCATTCACGCGTTTCAAGCGATGGTCTGCAAGGCTCTGGGTGTGGTGCCGGTGCTGTTCGATGCACCCAGCCACAAGCTGCCGGAAGCGGTGCTCTACTTGGGGGATCAAATCCTCAACCCGCTGAAGGCGGCACAGACGGTACTGCTGGCGCTCCACAAGGTGGACCGGCTGTATCTGGATCTGGTGCCCGGTGAGGGGGACGCGAAGTTCCTGAAGATCTTCGCCACACACGACCACACGGCACGGGTGCTGGCGCTGCTGGAAGCTGCGTTGTCCAGCCACGAGCATTACGGCAAGCTGGTGGTGGTGGTACCGGATCTCTACGTGACGAGCTTGCAGCGGTTGACGACCGGAACGGATCTCCGGTCGTTGATCCTTGCGGATGAAGTGGCCCTTGATGCCTCTGACGTGACGGATCCGGCCATCCAGCGGGTACTCGCATGGAAGCAAGCTGAAGGGCTCACGGTGGTGTCGCTCGGCGCGTATGTGCCAGCGGCGAAGTCGGCAGTGTCACACGCGCAGGCGTTTCAGCTTTTGGGGGTGTGAAGTGGCCTTATCCATCGGTGTGGGAGTCGGAAGCAGAATCGACGTGGGGGGCCATGTGGTGCAAGTCAAATCACTGGTCCACCCCAACGTCGTGGTCATCACGGTGGACCGTGGTGCGGAGGTGGTGATCAGTGAGGGACAAGTGGTCGAGATTCTGCCGGGGGTGAAGGTCCAGTCTGGGCTCGGCGGGAACCGACTGGCCTTCCACGCGCCGAAGTCGATCCGCATCTCGCGGATCGGGGAAGCGGCGTCCAAAGGGGAGCGACGATAGTGCAGATCAACAACAAGGTACTGCGGGTGCTCAAAACGGAGGCCATCTCCGCCGATGAACTGAAGCACATGCTGGACAAGGCGGCATTCACCTCCATCCGGGGGTGCAACCGTCGCTTCTTCCAGTGGCTGTTCCTCGTCAAGGACAACGTGATCCACGATATGCAGCGACTTGATCTGGTCGAGGTCGGGCGCGGCGAGAATCGCATGCTGGAGGAGCACGAGTCCTGCAACGGTGAAGGCTGTCGGTCCTGTGGCTGGGCAGGCCATGTCTCGCGGGCCATTGAGGATACGACAGCGCATGCGATGAACGCCGCCCGGTGAGTGTGTTACACTAGAATTTTCTCAAGGAGTGAGTGATGGCATTGGGTCAGCTTCGGATTCCCGTCAACGGACGGCAGTTTTTCACGGTGACCGGCGGGCCGTTTCCCGAGTGCCCTCCCACGTTCAAGGGGGTGAAGATGGCCAAGGAGATCCGCAAGCCATGCGCCGTCGATATCCCCACGGTTGATTTCCAGACGCCACACCGTGAGGTGCTCTCTCGTGGCCTCACAGAGGCACTCGACCTGCTGCTGGCAGGGGAACCCCTCTACGTCGGCTGCATGGGCGGCAAGGGGCGTACAGGGCTGTTCTTGGCGGTGCTGGCGAAAGCCTTTGGCGTCGAGCGCCCGGTCGAGTACGTGCGGAGCCACTACTACCGGCATGCCGTTGAGACACCGGACCAGTACGAGTACGTGATGGATTTCCCGATCACGCTCACCCAGCGGGAGATGATCAAGAGCTACCGGCGGTGGGCGTGGGTCTGGTTCTGGCGGCGGAATCTCACCCGGCTTCCTTGACAAACGCTTCGGGTTCGCGTAGACTGGGTTTGTCGGGAGCCATGGAGGGAAGCACTCGTGAAGTACAGACCGGATAACACACTCGCTCATTTTAACGCTGCGCCCCAGACGCATCTGCATGATCTGTCGGATCTGCCGGTGTCGGTGCTGGCGGCGGCGACGAAGGACTACAAAAAGTCCTGTGGGATCACGCACCCCAATGATGAGGCCACCACGTTCTACACGCTGAACCATGCGGCGTCCATCGTGCGGAAGTCGTTCACGTTGAATGAGCCGCTGCCGCTGTGGGCACAGCAGATCATGGAGCGGTACACCGAGGTGACCATCGCACAGGGGGAGCGGCTGCTCCATTACCTGCTGCTCATCACCACACGGGAGATGCGGCACCTGAAGTCCTGCACGGACGTGTTCTGGAAGGACGTGGAGAAGAAGCTCGGGCAGGCGTCGGTGGACATCCTGAAGCACATCTCCAGCAATGGCGGCGAGGATACGGCGATGAACAAGTATCTGGACACGCCACCCAACATGACCATCGGGCAGTATGTGAAAACGCTGTCCTACGGGTTCCACAAGGCCGGTCACGCCGGGTGGTCCGGTGGGTACGGCGGCAAGCCGTGGGGTGATACGACGGATGCGCTCGTGAACATGATTCATGGGGTCACGAGTCTGGAACTGCTGGTGGACACCGGCTACACGCTGGCACACAACGGCGGGCCGATCTTCGACAAGGGGTTCCTCTACGGGCATCACGACGCGAATCTCCTGACGGTGTTGGACGTGCAGCGATCTGGTCAGATGCTCGATCTGATGTTCGAAACTCAGACGCTGGGCATCAAGAAGACGCCGCTGGCCATTGAGGCGGCGAAGCTCCTGAAGGCGCACAGTCCGGTGGTGGACGGCCAGCCGTTGTTCAAGGGGTCTATCGACTGGAAGCTGGTCGAGGAACTGCGTCCCCAGACGCTCAAGGACAAGTTTCCGGCGAAGTACACCAAGGTGATCGCGGAAGCGAAGCCGGTCAAGACGGTCAAGGCCAAGGTGGTCAAGGCCAAGCCAGTGGCTGCGACGTTTGGAGCGACGAAGGCGGAAGAGACAGGCCAGTGGGCCGTCTATCCGGGTCAGACGGTTACCGTATATCAGCGATTGGAGCAGTGAACGTGTCAAGTTTTGTGGACGGATGGAAGAAGAAGGGTCAGGACGCGTTCGCGGGGACGGAGTTCGCACTCCGGTGCTACGAGTCGCATCCGGCGCTGAAGGTGGGAGGCGGCACACTCTACGGGGGGAGTGGCCGCTTCCCGGTCAAGAACGCAGACGTCTACGTGGTGCTCCAGTCCGGGGACATGAATGGCCTGCAATCGGACCCATGGGAGAAGCAGAAGGTCGTGGAAATCGGCTACATGATTCAGGACATGGGGATCCCCCAGAACGTCCCACGATTCAAGAAGCTGATCACGTGGCTCTGCACTCAATTGCAGGCAGGCAAGACGGTCCACGTCGGTTGCATCGGCGGGCATGGGCGCACAGGGACGGTGCTCTCGGCCATCGTGGCGGAACTGGGTGACAAGGACGCCATCCAGTGGGTGCGGAAGCACTACTGCAAAAAGGCCGTGGAGAGTGACGCACAGGTGGCGTTCCTGCGGAAGCACTACGGTGTGTCTGCGGTCGAACCGGCGAAGAAGCCGGTGGTGGTCACGGTGCGGGGCCGCAGTGACGCGGAGTGGCAGGGGAACAGCGCAGGCTTCGTGAGCCAGAAGGTGGTGAAGCAGCGGAGCCTCCCACTGCCGGAAGGCGCGTCCAACGCGTCGAAGTCCTACAGCCCGATTGCCTCCGCCCGGAGTCTGTGGAAGGACAAGGCGAAGCGGGGTTGACAAACGGGGGGGTTGACACTGGGGCTGGGTGATGCTACACTGGTTCCAGTTTCAATCGCTTCGCTCAAGGAGTGGGCTACATGGCATTGCAGGTTAGCGCAGACGGGCAGACGGTGTTTTTCAATAAGGTGTTTGGTCCGGGGCATCAAGTCACGAACCGGGTCAAGGGTCTGATCGGCGTCGGCGTGACGTTCGAAGTCGCGTTCCTGAGCATCCGGGCGTTCCTGAACGAGAAGCCGCTGGAGTCGGTCAAGGTGACCTACAGCACAACGGCGCTGATCAAGGGCACGGCACCGGATCCGGTCGTGGCGCAGAACAAGCACCTGATCTCGGAGTGGGTGGCCAAGCTGTGGAAGGCGCAGGGTGCGCCTCTCGCGAAGCCCGCTCCGATTCCGTTGCCGACACTCAAGGCCACGCCGACAGCGGTGGTGGTGAAGGGCTGGCACGGTGGGTTCAAGCCGAACATCATCCCGGTGGTCAAGGCCATCCGCACGGTCACGGGTGACGGGTTGGCAGAAGCCAAGGTCAAGGCCGAGGCCATTCTGGCGGGCACGTCGATCTCGCTGGGGGTGTTCCCCTCGCTGGAAATCGCCAAGGCCCACGGGTTGCTGCTGACGGCGGTGGGCGTGGACGTGGACTTACAGGCGGGTGAGGTCTACGACAAGGGTATCGTGGGTCCGCTGACGGTCGAGGCTCCCAAGCCGGTGCCGGAAGTGGTTGCCCTGAAGGATGCCAAGGCACTGGGGCAAAAGGTCCACGGCACGAGTGCCGGGTCCGTCTACCACACGATTGCCATCGGGGATGCCGTCCGAGTGGCGGCACGCATCATCCCCGGCGGGCTCATCTCCATCCGGGCGGAGTGGCAGGGCCACCCTACGGAGGATCTGAAGCGGCTGGCGGAGTCCGGAGTCTCGGTGAAGGTTGAGTATGCCTCCATCCACGTGGACCCACAGGACGTGCCGCTATCACGCGTCATCGGGGCGTTCCTGATCGGCACCAACATCAAGTGGAATGCCGCTGTGATGAACGGCGCGGAACTGGTGGTGGGCGCGTGAGTGTTATCGCACGGGATGCACTCAAGTTGGAGTCCCCCGCCGCGCAGGCGGAGTGGAAGCTCCTGCTGGAGACGAAGGTGGGGGACACGCGGCAGAGTCTGCTGTTCCCTGCCCTCGATGTGCCCATCGAGTGGGCCTGCACCTCGACGGAGCACGGGTGCTGGGAGTTTGCGGGCCGGTTTCTCGGCCAGTACCTCTACACCGTGAAGATCGGCGTCAATGCTGGTATGCTGACATTAGAAGTGCTGTCGTCGTGACAGTATTCATGGAGGAATGATCGTGAGTGAACCCAAACCGCTGCAACCCATGTCGAGCGGGCACATTGTCATCATCGGCGTCCCGAACGGCTTCGATGAGCAGGTTCGCACCCACCCACGGGTGGTCTTGTGGAGCGAGGGGAAAGAGCACTGGACGGACAAGGATCTCCCGGCCAACACCAAGGCGGTGTTTCTCGGGCGGTTCCTTGGGCACAAATCGGCCAGCAAGATCATCGCGGAGGCCCGCAAACGGCGCATCGTCATCTTCAACAGCAACGGCACCGGCATGATCGCCAAACAGGTGCGGGAGTTACTCGGGATGCCGCCGACCAAGCCCGCTAACGCGTACTCGGAGCCGGTGGTGGCAGAGCCCGTGGAGGTACCCGTGTCAGCGCCCACACCGGAGCCTGAGCCGGTGAAGCCGAGTCGCGGGAAGCTGGTAGCCCTGTTGCCCTTCATCGACTTGACGGTCGGCTCTGCTGAGAACGGCAGACGGCTACTGGTGAAGGCCAAGGAACTGGGCATCGACACCACGCTGGCATCGGTCACACAGATGGTGATCGTGCAGCGGCGGAAGGCCGGAGGCCCACGACCGACAGAGCCGGTGGTGCGACAGCCGCAGGTTCCGAAGGTCGAGCGGCCCGAGGTGCCCTCGCAGGAGATCGATGCCTCCGTGGAGATGTTCGACAATCTGATCCAAGGCATGCGCGACATGCGGGAATTTCTCGTGGCGACGGTGGATGAAAACTCGCGGCTGAAGCAGCGGATCACTGCCTTCAAGAAAGTGTTGGATGGTGCTTGATGGATCTCGGATATTTTGCTGCTGATACGTTGGGCCTCACCCTCTACCGGGTGGGGTCCACGCTCAAAGCCTCCGAGGTCCACCAGATTCGGATGGGACCGTGGGAGGTGGATCTCCCGGTGGAGGTGATCTCCGATATCGTGACGGGCACCGAAGCCAGTTTCTGGGTGACGCTCAACAAGACCCTCCGGCTGTATGTCATCGTGCGGGACAAGGAGAATTGGCTCCTCGCGTTCGATGCGGACAAGCTCCGGGCCTGTGGAGAGGCCAGTGGGTTTCTGGGCATCACGACCAAGGCCCGGATTGCCGAGTGCAAACCGGCCATCGTGGGGGTCTTCAAATGGTCTGGCTCCGAATGGAACCGGATCGCGTATGATGGAGCTACCGCCGCCACAGGAGGGTAGATGGTCGTCGTCTGGACAAAGGCGGCACCGGGCAAGGTCAAAGCGATCTTGGCTCCGGTGCTGCATGCTTCCGTTGTCGTCACGGTCGTCAACGATCAGTCCGTGCCCGAAGGCACCAAGGTGATTCTGGCACTCGGAGGAGACGCCCTCAAGAGGCTGCAAGCCGAGAAGATTGTCGCTAAGAACACCACCATCACGTCGTGCCGTAAGCTCCCGGTGAAATGGGCCGGGATTCCGGTCTTGATCAGCTATGACCCGTCCATTGGGGAGGTAGACCACGGCTACTATGTGGATCTCCTGACGGACGTGACGCTGGCGCTCCGTTATTACTTGAGTGGTTCATGGCTCCCCACCTACGGCGTTTACCACTACGTTCCTGACTTCACCACGCTCTGCACTACCATCGAGGCGGATCACACGGTGACCCAAGAGCCGGTGGACGTGTGCAAGGATTTGGAGACGCTGGGGCTGGATCCCTACGCCGAGCCCACGCTTACCCACCCCGGTGCGTACATCGTGACCATGCAGGCCACCTGTCGCGCCGGTCAGGCAGATGTGGTGCGATTCTCCGACCGTTCGCACGAGCATGAACGTCTGAGCACCCCTGCCTTCCGAGAGCAGATTGAGTTTCTCCTTCGGTGTCCATACGTGCGACTGAAAGGGGCGAACTTCAAGTTCGATCTGCATTGGCTCTGGCGGCGTGGAGGGTTCACCTGTAGCACGTTCTCCTTTGACACCACTATCGTCGGCAGTCTGCTGGATGAGAACCGCAGTAACGCCCTGAACGTTCACACCAAAATCTACGCCCCCGCGTTGGGGGGTTACGATGATGCCTTCAACGCCGCCGTGGATAAGAGCCGGATGGACAAGGTGCCTCCAGCCCAGCTTCTGCCCTACGCGGGTGGTGACGTGGATGGTGGCCTGCAAGTCGCCACGGCGATGAAACGTGAGTTGTTGCAAGACTCAAAGCTCACCGCATTCTACGTCAACATCCTGCATCCAGCGGCACGTGCCTTCGAATGGGTGGAGCAGGGGGGCGTGGTGGTCGATCTCCCGGCCTTCAAGGAGTTACAGGCCGATCTCGAAACCGAACATGTACGGCTGGTGAAAGAGGCCAGCAAGATCATGGGTGGCCGCATCGTGGCCAAGCATTGGGATGCCTCTCGACCGGGGAGAGTGAATCTCACTAAGGCCAGCCTGCTCTGTGATTTCATGTTCAGCCCGATGGGCCTGAACCTGAAGCCCAAGATGTGGACGCCCAAGCCCGATAAGGATGGCATCAAGCGGCCCAGCACGGCACTGGAGCATCTGGAGATGTTCGCCACGGTGCCGGAGGCCAAGGCGTTCATCGATCTCATCCGGCAGGATAGTAGCGTGCAAAAGACCCACGGTACGTATGTCGTCGGGTTTCTGGAGCACCTTCGGTCGGATGGACGGCTGCACCCCACGTACTACCTGTTCGTCGGCAACAAGGATGAGGGGGAAGGCGGAGCCCGCACCGGGCGGCTGTCGTGCAAGGATCCAGCCTTCCAAACGGTTCCCAAGCACACCTTCTGGGCGGCACGGATACGACGGTGCTACCCTGCGCCTCCCGGCTACGTGATCATGGAGCGGGACTACAGCCAAGGAGAATTGCGGGTCATCGCGTGCATTGCCTACGAGTCGAACATGATCGCCGCCTACAAGGCGGGCCGGGACTTGCACATTGAGACGGCGGCTCCGTTCGCTGGGTTTACCTACGAGTCGCTCGTGGCGCTGGAACTGACGGACACCCACCGCTTTGAGGAGACACGGCAGCTTGGGAAGGCCGGGAACTTCGGATTGGTCTTCGGGATGTACGAGGACGGGTTCATTGCCTATGCCCGGAGCAACTACGGCATCGAGTTGACGTGGGATCAGGCGCACGAGTTTCGCGAGAGCTTCTTCGAACGCTACCCTAATCTCCCGGTCTACCATGAGCAGTATAAGCGGATGGCCCGCAAGGACAAGTTTGTCCGCACGCCACTGGGCCGGAAGCGGCACCTCCCCCTTATCACGTCGCCCAACCGTGATGTGTCCTCCAAAGCCGAACGTCAGGCCATCAATAGCCCCGTGCAAGGCACGCTGACGGACATGGGCTTGTGGACGATAGCCGAGGAGCACAAGAGCGGCCTGTCGCAGACCGCGCCCTGCTGGGGAGCCTGCCATGACAGCATCTTGAATTACGTGCCCGAGGATCAGGTGGATGTGCTGGTGCCCCGGATGCTGGACCAGATGGAGAACCTCCCATTTCACAAGGTGGGCTGGCAACCTCAACTTCGCTTTTTAGCTGATGCTAAAGTTGGACCTAATTGGGGCGAACTTAAGAAGTACAAGCGTTGATATGGTATATTGCACTCAATTGCCAAGGAGGGTGATGTGGCACGAGCGAAATACATTACGTTGCATGTGACCTTCAGGCTTCCGCCCGGAGCGACGGAGGCCATGGCCATCGACTACGTGTCGGCGGCGGTTCAGCATTGGGCTGGGAATCTCCAGCCGCATGGGGTGGACGGCGGCGGCTACAACCCGGATGTGCTGGGAGATCCGATGTCCGATCTCGATGCGTCCACTGTCGATGTGGAACTGGCGAAGGCATGATGCCGAAACCTGATCCGCTCGATATCGTGGATGACCGTCCGAACAAACGGCTTTACCCTCGTGCGTCACCCTTGAGCCGTGCGCTACGGGAGATTGCCAAGGGGAAGCGGCTGTCATCGCTTCAAGTCCCGGTGCTGGAGGATGCCGCCAGTCACATCGAGGATCTGGAGGACCGGCTGCGGGATTTCGCCAATGTGGTGGAGGACGTGTCCGTGGATCTGTTCCCCGATCAACAGGCCCGTATTCGCGAAGCTCTAGCGTCGGCCCGGAGGTGGTAGTGAGTGAACAAACCCTCACCCACATTCGCACGCCAGATAACACGCAGAACTTTTGCGGTGGAAAGAATGGTGGCTCGATCAGTCTCCGTCACTACATCGAGCAGCCGGAGCATGCCCGTAGTCTGTTGCTGTGCAAGGTCTGTGTGGAAGGGAAAGACTGATGTGGAGAATTCGCGCACGGCCAGAGGTGACCACGAGCCTCAATGCTCGTCGGCCTACTGTCATCCTCTACTGGTCCCAACAGGTGGGCTGGACGTGGAAGGACTACGCCACGACCTACACTGAAGCGGAGAAGGACCGGGCCTTTATGCCCCCCGGTGGTTTGTGGGAGGAAGTCCATGAGTGAGACGAGCAGGACGATCTACGACACAACTAAATACTCCAGCCCGGAGGCGTCAGGACAGGCGGCACTCGTGGAGCGGCTAGAGAGGATTCGAGCTTGTTTTGAATCCATCGGGCGGCACGAATACGACTCGCTTGAAGTACGCAGTGCGCTGACGGATGCCATTACTGCCCTCTCCACCGCGTCTCCCGCGCCAGCAGAGGCCGAAATCATCGTGAAGGCGTATCACGAGGCGATGGAGAACTGGTCGGCTCAGTGCTTCTGTTTCACGAGTGCCCCGGAGTCATTGCGGCGTTCGGCCCACGAGACAGCCCGCGACGGCTTCTTGTCGCTCTACACGCTACTGGGCACCATCGCCCGCCCACTACTCGATGCGGAGTGGCGCGAGGTTGAGGCCAAAGCGAAGGAAGCCGCGTCTCCAGCGCCCTGTGAAGGCGATTGCGTGATTCGTCGCCCGGACTGCCGTTCTGAATGTCTAGGGACAGTGCCAGCCTCACCCTCTCTCATGGCACGGATCAAGGCATGGCGTGAGGGGAGAGGCCCATGCTGGGGTGAAGGCGGCATGGAGTCGCCTTTTGGGTTGCTCTGTGAAGCGGAGGACGCCCTGATCGAGAAGGACCGTCATCTGGACGAGCGGGCGGCGACGGCGGAACGGCTCCGGCGCACGACAGACGCCGCCACGAAGAAGCTCCGTAAGGCGTTCGATGAGATGTTGATCGCGGAGGTGCATCGGTATGGTGGCATCCCGCATCTACAGCCGAACGAGATTTGGTTCCGTGAGGTGTTGGCAGAGTTTTTGGAGGGTGAGCACAACAAAGAGTAAGGTGGTAGACTACTGGGATGCCACGAGAACTGTCACCACCCCAACAGCGACGTCTCGCACAACGGCAGGATGAAGCGGCCCATCACAAACAGGTGATGGAGAAGCAAACGTTGTTGTTTGGCAAGCAGAATGCGGCCTTGCGACGGTGGGCAAACCCCATGACGGCACAGGCCGCAGTTGGAGGAATTGACTATGCCCGAAGACCAGCGCAATCCACCACCCCAGCCCGCCCCCACGACACCGAACAACCTGCCCTCCAATCCGTATGCACCGAACCCGCAGCCGAAGGCACCGGGACAGGCACCGGAGCCGGTGAAACGAGTGTGATCTGATGGCCCAACTGGCACTCTCCGATATCCAGCCGCTGGGCATTCTGCGTGTGGAGCAGGTACTCAGCGGCGGCGGCACGGGTAATCTGACCATTACGGGCAATGGCTGTTTCTGGCCGAGGCCGGATGGAAAGGTGGCGTTCTTTCACATCGGTCAATACGCCCCGGAGTGGTTCCCCTCTGGGTGGCCGATCATCGAGTGGGAGATTGATCGGTCTGTCGTACCCGGCAAAGACATGGCCACCGCGCCCCGCATGAAGTACGTGCGGACGGTGGGGGACTTCTTCAATGGGCACATCATCGCAGGGAGTGGTCGGCAGGAGAACTGGATCACCGGAGGCTGGGCACCGGTCGAGGAACTGCCGAACGGCAAGCTCCGCTTCCGGTGGACCTACTCGGATGGCTACACCGGAGGCACCGGTTACCCGCAACACGGGGTCACTGATCTGGACTATGCCACCGGAGCGTTCACGAGCTACGGACCCTTCCGTATCGAGGTGGGAGGCCATCGGCATATCAGCAGTCAAATCGTCAAGCTGCCAACGGCATTCCGAGACGCCTACTGCCCCGGCTACTCCTATGCCGCTATCGGTCAGCAGGGGTCCGGTAGTCTCGGCTCTCCTTTCGGTTCGTCGCTGATTGCGTTTGAGGATTTCGATCCGACCACCAAGCCCCCGTCCACGAACACCACCGATCCCCCCAACGTGAAGTCAAAGTATCTGATCCACCACGGGCCGGATACCAAGATGCGGAGGCCCGCCAACTTCGCACTCTGCGGGTGGGACACATCTGATCCACCCTACGATTGCCGATTGGGCCACAGCATCCAGCCGGTGCAGCCGCTGTTTGGTGGCACGCCCAATGGGGGGAACATCGGTGTCGAGGAGAACGACACCCAAGTGGGGTGTAACTGGGTGGATCTGCCTGACAAGCAGGGGATCCTGTTCTTTTACAAGATCACCGCCACCCCGGAGGGGTTTCACGCTCCCAATGATCCGAATGGCTACGTCCACGCAGGTTACGGCAATTGCTTGCACGGAGAGCAGTCGGGGTCAGGAGCACTGAGTAAGGGGTGCTGCCACGCCGTGGAGGGCGAGGGCGGCTTCGATCCGGACTGGGGATCGGTAGGCCCGTTTTCTGCCTTCCACATGCCGTGTGCCTCCATCTACTCCCCGGATGAACTGGCAGCGGTTCTGAGTGGCAGCAAGCAACCACATGAGTGTGTGCCGACCGCTGATGAACTGAAGGACTGGGGCGATGTCGATCCCCTGTTCAAAGTCTCTCCCCCGAAGCGTGCCAATGACGTGCAGGGGGTGATCTTCATCGGAGGCACCAGTTGGGTGGACGGACGAGATCGCCGTTTGTATCTCCTCTCTGCGTACGACTTCGTGACGGACTCGGGAGGGAATCGGCTCCCGCACTTGTCGGTGTACCAGATCGCGGGGGAGGGCACGGTGCCCATCGAGCCACCGCCGACTGAACCACCGCCGACTGAGCCCCCACCAGAGGGAGGCGGGGGAAAGCCACCGAAGCCCGATAAGCCACCGAAGCCCGATAAGCCACCGAAGCCGTAAGGGCGGTAGAAAGGGAGGCAGGATGTGACGTCCTGTCTCCCGAATAATCCGTCTTGCAATTGAGTGCAGACGCCAGTAGACTGATCAGCATCTAAACCCTCGACACTCCGCTTTGTTAAGGATTTGGCAATGCTGAAGCTCACAGAGGGAGTCGTTCCCTCAAAGCCAGTCAAGAGTCCCGAGTCCAAGATCCACTTCATCCAGAAGGTGATCAAGAACGAGACGTGGCTGGTGATGGCGCAGACGACCGTCGAACTAGAGGACGAGTTTGCCAACCTCTATTACACGGCGGGGCAGCAGGATAACCTCTACCTGATGCCGCCCTTCGAACCGAACGTCCTCCTGAACCTTGTCCAAACCAACAACGTCCTGAACCAGTGCATCGAGGCGATGGAAGTCAACATCGACGGCACGGGCTACGAGTTGGTGCCCGTTGAGGAAGGCAAGGATATCGACAAGGAGGAAGAGAAGATCGCCACCGGGTTCTTTGATGAGCCCTACCCCAATACGTCGATGACCGGCATTCGTCGCAAGCTGCGGCGGCAGATGGAGTCCGTGGGCTACGGCTTTATGGAGGTGCTCCGGAATATCGGAGGCGATATCGTCGGACTTCGAAGTGTGGAAACCTCCCACATCCGGCTGGTGAAGCTCGATGCCCCCATTCAGGTCAAGAAGAAGATCACCCGGAACGGCAAAGAAGTCGAACTGGTCCTGTGGGATCGGGAGCGACGGTTCGCGCAGTCGGTGGGCCTGAAAACCCAAGTCTACTACCGGGAGTTTGGGACCACCCGTGAGATTCATCGGGAGACGGGGAAGTGGGAGACGGACACCGAGAAAGTTCCGGCGGAGAAGCGCGGCTCCGAGTTGCTGATGCTGGGCATCAACCCTGATATTACGACGCCCTATTACCTGCCCCGGTGGATCAACCAGTTGCCATCGGTGATCGGTTCCCGTGCGGCGGAAGAACAGAACCTGCAATTCCTCGATGCCGGTGGCCTCCCGCCCGCCATCGTGTTCATTCAGGGAGGCACGCTGATCAAGGACACGTCCGACCAGTTGCGGATGTACCTAAGCGGTCTGAACAAGAACAAGAACCGGGCGGTGGTCGTAGAAGTGCAGTCCTCCAGCGGGTCACTGGATGCGGCGGGTAAGGTGGACGTGAAGGTGGAACGCTTCGGCTCTGCTCAGAGTCAAGACGCCATGTTCACCAACTACGATGAGCAGACGAAGGAGCACGTCCGGATCGGCTTCCGTCTGCCGCCCCTCTTCCTTGGCTACGCCGCTGACTACAACTTCGCCACCGCACAAACGAGCTATATGGTGGCCGAGGCACAGGTGTTCCTGCCCGAGCGCACCGAATTCGATGAGATGATCAACAAGACCATTCTCAAAGAGATGAAGCTCAAGACCCTCATCTACAAGTCCAAGCCCATCACCCTGAAGGATGTGGCCACGCAGTTGAAGGGGTTGGAACTGGCGATGCCTGTCGCCACCCGTGAGAGCTTCCTCCAAGAGATGAACACGCTGGGCCAGATGAATCTGGAGATGTCGGAAGCTCCGGCTCCCAACGTTGCCCCCGGCGAGACGCCGCTGCCGAACACGCCTACGATGGACGAGATCCCGTCTGGTGAGCTTCCGGCGTCCACGGTGCATCCCCCGATGACGGCTCCGCAGAAACAGCCCGAGCCGAAGGTCGAAACCCCAGATGAGATCGGCGCGAAGGAAGAAGCCAAGGCGATGGCACGGGAGAAGGCCAAGGCCAAGTACCGGAAGGCCGCAGGCGATCTCCTGTCACTGGTGCAGGATTACGCCGTCTACCAAGGGCTCCTGCCACAACTGGCCATCAAGCAGGAGTTGACACCCGAGCGGGCCACCGAGATCAACGCCGAGATTGAGACGTTGGATCCCGATGATGCCCGAGCGTTCAACAGCTTGCTGGCGATGCTGGTCTACGGCTCTGATGATGCGGACCTGTCAGCGGTGGTGGGGGTGCTGCGATGACGTATGCCGACATCCTGAAGTTCGATGAGGCCGCGCATCCCCGAGGACCGAATGGCCGATTCACCGAGGTGTTCGACGCCGGGGTGATTGAGGGGTTGGAGGCGGGACACACGCCGTTGAAGGCCCGCCAGCATGTGGTGGCGGAAGCCGCGATTCACGCGGAGCGTGCAGGGGTGGATCCGGCGCAGTTTCGTGATTATGCGGTCACGCAACTGGATCGTTATGTAGCGGCACGGGCACGGGTGGTCGAGAAGAACAAGGAGCACAAGGCCAAGGCCGGGAGGATGCGCGAGGCACGGCTGGACCGTGGGGGCATCGTGGCGGAGAAGCAGCGGGATCTGGACTATCGCATGGCCCAAGGCCGAGCGAAGCAGAAAGCCTTCCGAGCCGCACGGGAACAGGAGTGAGGTTCAAACTCTCGTACTTCTATTCGCTGACGGTGGTGGTGTGGGTGTTGTTGCTCTATCCCACGCTCACCTCGTGGCAGGAGTCGGTGCGCTATCTGGTGTTCTTGTCGTGGTGGTCGAATTTCAGCACCGACATTAACAATTGGATGACGGCTCACGCCAAGGAACGTGGGGAGCGGGACGCGAAAGCGGTCAAGAAGGAAGCTGTGACGCAAATCGTGGAGGAGGCCGGGAAACAGAGTGGCCAAGACCGTTGACCTTCGCACGTATCTCCTGCTAGAGCGGGCGTTTGTCCGTCGCCTGCAACGGGCGTGGCGCATCCAGTCTGCCCCCCTGTACGCCCGCATCACCCAAGCGTGTCTTGACCACAAGTGGGATGAAGCCCGCCGTCTGGTGACCTTCCTTGACATGACCGAGGTCGGTACGAGCAACAGGGAGTGGATCACCTACATGCTGCTGTCGTTCGCCACCTTCGGTGCCCAAACAGTAGCCAAGAAGAAGCCCAGCTTCGTCGGCGTCGGCACCTTCGACACCTTCCTGAAGCAAGTCACCAACAACATCATCCAGTACTTGGAGTTCACCGCCACCGCCAAGATCCAAGAAGATGCCCTGCACTTGATTGCCACGGATGAGGCCAATACCAAGGCGCTGAAGTTCGATCCTGCCCAACCACGGGATGAGCACGGTCGATGGGTGGATGCCGAAGGCGTCACCCACGTCGGGGAGTTTGTGGAGCTATACCACGGCACCAGCCGGAGACGGGCCAACAAGATTCTAAAGGAAGGGTTCAGAATCCGCGCCGTCGCCAAGCAGACGATGGGCGGAGATCCAGAGGGACACCGGGACTATATCTGGTTGGCCAAACGGATGGCGTCAGCGAAATCGTATTCTGAGATGCACGCCCAACCCGCTGTGGTAACGGTGCGCCTCCCGCGATTGCTGTACGAAGGACTCAAGCGGAACAGCGGCCCGGATTCGGTGTGGAGTCGTGAGCCTATTCCCGCCAAGTTTGTGACGGTCACGAAGTGGGACGAGTCCGAGCACCCCCGTGACAGGGCCGGGAAGTTCACGGAAAGTTCAGCCGGATCGGACGCGATGCTGGACATCACGCTGGAGGCCGTAAGCCCGGAGCGGGCCAAGATCCGGGCGGAGGCCGTTCGCGTTTTGGCGAACGAGATGGCCCAGAAAATGGGGTTTGATCCGTCGCGCATTGACATAGTGCATGAGGAGGCCAAGGGATTTTCGGTTGGCGCGAAGCAGTTTACGGAAGCTGGGCATTTTGATCCCACCACGGGGCGTATTCAATTGAATGCCGCAAACATTGGGTCTACCTACGGGGATCCTACTCTTTCCTATGGAGACAGGATTGACATCCAAGGGGTAGTGTCCCATGAGATTTCCCACGCCATCTTCCACGCATTGAAACAAGCCTCCGAGCGGGAGGAAGAAGCCTATAAGAAGAAGGCGTTCACTCCCACGGATCAGTACTCGGAGTGGTTTCTGGAACGATTTTCGATGCAGACTGGACCGAGTGGGCGTACTGGGCGACAGTTGAAACCCGAGTATGCGGAGGAGTTTGCCCGAGACTATCCAGCCTCTACGGTGGTGGCGAGGCTTGCGGGCGGCGAGTACTTCAGGGGATCGCTGGGTATTACCAAGCAAATGATCCAAGAGGATGGGCACAGCACGTACGCGGAGTCCTATTGGACTCCGGAGGCCATTGCCGAACAGAAGAAGGATAGCCGCTGGCACCCGTACGATCATGCCATCACTGAGACGATAGCGGAGATCACCCGGTTTATGACTACTCCTCAGTCGTGGGATGAGAAAGAAAAGCCGGATCCGGACTCTCAGTGGGTGATGCTGACTGAAATGATGTACGAGTGGCACAAGTGGTATCGAGCGTGACCCCTACTCTGATCACCATCGGCAGCAAGACCGGCACCGTGGTGTATCTGGATGCCCACTGGCACCCTGTGCCCGCTGAGAAGGCCACCGCTGCCCGTGTGCTCTTTGACGACGGCAGCACCGCCTTCTTTACCGCGCACTCAAGTGCAAAAGCTCCCGGTATCGGGGGCATCACCCGGAAGTTCGATGCGGCAGCACACCCACGAGGCGATGATGGCCGGTTCATCGAGGCCAGCCAGCCCCGCATCTTCAACCGTCCCTCTGATGTAGGTCAGTATTCCAGTTGGGGGAACGAACAGCGGTGGGCGTGGATCGACAAGGAGACGGGCAAGCCCGGAGGGCATCTGCTGACCGGTGAGCCCATCCCCCGTGAGCAGATTCCATCGACGCTCTACCACGTCACCACCAATGCTCCGGCGGTGGAGTCCTCTGGCGTCCTACTGGGCTTGAAGGAGAGCGGTGGGCTGGGTGGTGGGCAGGCACTAGGGGTGTCGTTCACGTCCAGCCCTGTGGATGCCACGGTCATTCAGCGAGAGTTGGTCCGGGCCATACAGATAGCCCGAGGCGAAGCCCGGAAGGACACGATTGAGCGGTGGGCACGGGAGGACGAGCAGGCGGCTGGGTTACCAGAGGGATCGCTCCAAGGGGCGGTGGATTTCGCCCTGCACAACTGGAGTGATCAATCGCTGGAGCGCACGTTCGTGTGGGACAAGGATCTCCCCGAGGACAAGCGTGGGTGGGTGGGTCCACCCCCACCTCCGGAGGAGCGGGAACAGATTTACCGCAGTCACGTGTCGGATGCCCACAAAGCCTATCTCCAGTTGCGAGAGCGAGAAGCGGAGCAGGCCGCAGGCCATCCCGTGGAGAGTCTGAAGAACCCCATCCTGTTTGGGGACCAGAAGCTCCTTGCCAAGTTGAATCCCGAACACGTGCAGATTCTGGAAACCGCCGCTGAGGACATTCCCGCTGATGCGCTCGTGACGACGGGCTCCGACAAGTTCCTGCACGAAGTGCGGGTCTATGCCGATGTGCCCCGGAAGCGCAAGAAGGTGGCACGAGAGTACGTCCGAGAGCCGAAAGGCACTAGTGAAGGCGGGCAATTTGCATCGTCAGCAAAGGTTTTGCAGGGCGTGGATTCGAAAGCCAATGCCGAAGCGCAGATTACTGAGTTTCGGCGGGTGCGGACGTTCTTGTCCGGAACAGAGCCGGATCTAGCCAAGGAGCATGCAGCAGAACAAGAGTTACGTGCCCTGCCTTTGGTTCACGGAACGACCGTGGCCGGAGCACTTGGAGCCGTGGAGAAGGGTTTGCTTTCGCACGCAGATATGGAAGGCGAAATCAAAGATTTGACTGAGGACATTGAGGATCTGAAGGACAGCATCAATAACATCGTGGGTGAAGATGCGGACTGGGGCAACATTCCCTTCTGGACTGCTGATGATATTGAGGGACTGGGATTGGATCGCAGTGACGCGGAGGCGCTCTTAGGCTACGTGCAGGAATTGCAAGACATTGAAAAGGTGATCACAGGGACCACCAATCCTGCTGATAAGAAGCTGGGGTTGGATCGGTTTGTGTTCATGACCCATGGGGAGAAGCATCAAGACTACGGCAACGTGGCGGTCATCATCGACAACGAAGTTCTTCAGGACGGGGGATGGGCCACGGAGAAGGATATTGTTGTGGTGCCGGGAGGGGCCGAGTTTGATGATACCGGTATGCGGGAGACGTACAACCCCCGGCGGGTAGAGAAGTACCGGTCGATGATCGTGAAGGGGGATGACTACTATGCCGTGGCGGCGGCACGAGCGGGATCCCCTGAAGCTCTGTTGCACCGGTCCCGTGAGCAACTATTCGAAGTAAAAGTGCCACAGGTGCCCAAGTCAGCGGTCAAAGGGTTCGTGGTCGAAGGAGATTACGAGGCCGCACAGCGATTATCTGATAAACTGGCACGTAGGGGAATGCGGGACAGGGTGCTGTATATTGACGAAAACTACGGTCCTGAGAAGCGGCAATTCCTCTACGATCAGTTGAAGGCCATCCAGTCATCGGGCATGTGGGATGAAGACGCTCTCGACCGGTTCAAAGAGTCCCATGAAGGTGTGTCTATCCTATGAGCCACGACACCATCGAGAAAACAATACTCCGAGAGGACGCCTTAATCCGTGGGCAGGAGCTTGTCCACAAGATCCGGGTGTTGCTGGAGAAACGTCATCCCCCACCGAAGCAGGCCAAGGACGCCTTTGACGAGTCTGAGCACCCCCGCAACCCCGAAGGCACGCGAGAGGGCGGGCGGTTCACGGAGTCCGGTCGTTCAGGCGTCCCTACGTCCGATCCTCTGTTAGCGGTGCAAGCCAAGGCCGGGATCGCTGCCGTCGAGAGGCTCCTACCGGAAGCCATCGACACGATGGATATGTCGGAGGTGAAAGGGGAGTGGGGGGATCTTCCTGAGAGCACCAAGCAAAAGGTTGCCGCCTACTACGCAGAGTCTCAGTACGACAACGTGGACGTGCAGGCCATCGACGCTGACATGGTGGTGGATGTCCGGTGGGATTTGATCGAGAACCACGCTCCCGAACTGGCCGAGAAGACCAAGGTCTGGGTAGAAGGTCGAATCGGTGACAAGCCCATGGACGGGTATGCGCTCGATAAGAGCGTGTCGCAGGGCAAACCACTGGACTTCAAGACGTTAAGCGTGCCTGACCCGAAGCGCGTGGACGATACCGGGGTGCCGGTGTTGGATACCAATGCACTGCGACACACGGATGGCACGGAGTTGACACCCCTCGAAAAAACCCATGTGAGTGGGTGGTGGTCCCACGAATACAAGCGGGTGCTGGACGATGAAATCGAGCGGGTTCAGAACACCGACAAGTATTTGGAGGAGCGGGGGGAGTTGGTCACGGCGGAAGTTCAGAAGCAGTGGGATCGGATGTCCCCCGAGCAACGAGCCGCCGTCATTCCCGAGATGATCGCAGGCGGAGAATTCTCCGGGGTGGACAATCCCTATGGGACCGCAGGCCGTCATGAGCCGACACACTGGGTATCAGGCATCAAAGAAGGCACCCACGAGGATGATGACTACGCCCGCACAGCGACGATTGCCAAGCGTCTGACCGAACTACGGACGGATGAGTTGCGGAAAGAGCGGGGGTTTGCGGGGGAACATGCTGTCGAACGACCTGCGTATACGGTTGAAGCGAATCATCCGTTGCTGGTTAAAGCTGGCAAGTTCGTGGTGAAGGATGATACGGGGAGTGTGGTAGGCGGGGCGGAGACAGAAGAACTGGCTAAGGAATTCGGAGAAAAGTGGGCGACGTACTGGCAAAAACAAGCATCTCTTCCGACCACGTCGCAGAAATTGATTAGCGATGTTTGGGGACAGTGGATTGCTTCGTCTAGTGAAGGGTTGTCTCTGTCGTTGCAGTTGGCGGCGGCACTGGAACTGGGAGGTCACCATCGGCTGACGAAGGAAGAGGTAGAGGACGCGACGGCGGATGCCGAGGATTATGGCGGTATCGCCACGTTGCAAGCCTACGTCCGTGCCCAGTGGGAAGTGAACCAACTGGTGTTACAGCGGGCCGGGGAGACGACAGTTCCCGTGTATCGGGGGTTGCAGATGCCCGGTGACGTGGTGAGGGGCACGACGAATTTGATCGTGGATAAAACGGGACAACCCGAACCCGCAGCCACGAATATTAAAGAGGTGACGAGTACGTATTCTCCGTTCCCTCATGTGGCCTTTGATTTCAACGGCCAGCATTTTGTGGTTCCGAAGAAGCGCGTCGAGGCCACCACTATCACGGACGTCGGTCAGACTCCCTACGAGAGTAATGAGGTGGCGATTCAGCGGCGAATCGCGATGTATTTGAATACTTCTGTGGGTTTGTCTATCAAACTGCCTGATATTCAACTGCAACGGTCTGGAGCCGCGTCTACGACCGGCACTCGTGATGTGGCGAACGAGTGGGGTGGTGTCGGCAATCTGCCTCCGGATCCCATCCGAGTCGTCCTTCGCATCGAGACGCCTCCTACGTCGGTGCTTTCACTGCCGATCTACGGGGCGAATAATACTTCCGAGCACGAGGTGGTCATTGTGGGTACCAAAGACAAGTGGTTGTGGGATGCGTGGCGCAACCGAGCCCCATCCTTCGATGAGGTGCCCATCGTACAACCGGTGAAGAAGGCCGAGTCCCAGACGCTGGTGATCGATCTCCAAGCCGAGGACCGTGGCAAGCCCCACTGGATGAGCACCGTAGACTGGTCGAAAGTGAGCTAAGGATGATCACCGTCACCCGGCACTTGATTGCAGAGATTCGGCGCATCCTCAAGATGGAGCCCACGTTTCCGGATGTACTGAAGTGGGATCGCAATCAGCCTCGTGGCCAGAAAGGCACACCGACTGGTGGACGGTGGGTCAAGGGAGTGAGCGCCGGGACGGGGAGCATGCCGGGAGACTTCTCGACTCCCAAGGGTATGTCCCGTCAACAGGGGAACGCCGGGTATGCGGACATCATGAATGGCCCCAGTGGGACAGGGTTTGAAAACAATCCCCGAGGAACCACCGGAGTACAAGCTCTCGTGGCGCAGGCGAAGGCCACAGAGGCCGCAGAGGCGCATGCCAAGGCGTCTGCCGCGCAAGCGGAGGTGCTGGAGACGCTGGCGAACGGGGAGATCACGGACAGTGATAACTATGGAGGCGGTTCAAATGCCGCCTTTAAAGTGACGTTCGAAGATGGCACCAAGGGCTTTTACAAACCCGAGGTGGGTGAAGCATGGGATATGAGCTTTACCAATGGGGACATCAATCGGTTCCTCAAGAACAAAGACTTTTCTCTCGCAGAACGGGAAGCCTTCGCCTACGAGGTCGATTCTGCACTGAATCTCGGGTTGGTGCCTGCCACGGTGCTCCGAGAACGAGTGGATGATGTGGATCTCAGTGAAGTGGGTGGTGAAGGCGGCGGGGGCTACGACTCCGATGAATTACGGAGCCGCTACGAGAGCTACAAGGAACGCGGGCAGGATCAAGCCTACGAGAACGTCGCGGAGGCGATGAACGAGAAGTTCGAAGAAGCGCAGAAGGAACACGCCGATGACATTGAGAACCGGGCCGAGGAAATTCGTGAAATCTGGGAGGACGAGAAGAAAGCCTATCCCAGTGACCACACCCATGGTTCTCCGTCTGCGCTGCGTGAACATGCGGCCTTGCCGCTGGGATCGGCTGAGGGGTTTGAGCGCCGAGACGTCGGGCCGCTCCCCTTGCTAGAGGTCATCGACGGGGCGGGTATCGACGCAGGCCGGTCGTTGCGGACGTATGAGGAAGATCGCGTCCGAGAACTGCTCCGGAAGCGGCTGGAGGAAGGCTACCGAGAACTGGAAGATCCCACCCGCACAGAGGCGTTTGAGCATCTGGATCGCGATGAGTGGATACAGGACCACTCCGACACCGAGAACCGGTTGATGGACGAGCAGTTCCCGTCCTTCACGGATTGGCGGCGGAGCCAAGGATTTGGGAGCGGCGGAAGGGGTGGAGAGGGGAATGCAGACGCCCCACACCCCGAGGGGGGATCCATTCAGCAGTTCCGTGGAAACGCGGAAAGCTGGGGAACTACGAGCGATGACGAGAAGGCCAAGCTGGCGGTGCTGGACTACGTGATCGGCACGATGGATCGACACAGCCAGAACATCCTCTACGAGAATGGGAAGCTCGTGGCCATCGACAACGGCTACAGCATGCCCGCGTCTCGGGAGCCGGATTCGTTTCAGTTTCGATCCGGCGTGGTCGGAGAGTGGAAAAGCAACAACTCGGAAATCTCCGAAGATTTACGTCAGACGCTTCAGGGGGCGGTATCGAAGACCGATTGGCAGGCACTGGTGGATCGCCACCCGAACATGAACGCCAAGGAACGTGCCGCTTTCTTGGGGCGGGTGGACAACATCAAAACCGCCCTGCAAACCCCCGAAGGACTGGTCGATCTGTGGAACGATCAGCAACTCATGTCATGGTGATTGACAAACTGTCATCCTAGTGATACACTGTGACTGGAGGTGTGTGATGCACGTGGAATTGTGGGCCATGACGGGGAATCAGGGGGCACGGGTGATGTGTACCATCCGGGCCGAGAACGGGGGGGTGCAGATTCAGACCAACGAACCGGTACCGCCGCCGATTCTACGAGATATCGAGATGCAACGCGGGCGCAAGACCGATGACGCGGAGTTCTTGAAGTCGTTGGAAATCGAGTTCTCCGGTTCCTACTACCGGGCGAAGTTCATCTCCGACTGACCATGCTCTACCTCCAGCTACGCCCCGTGCAATCAAGTGCAATTCCGGTGCTGAAGTTCAACCCGAACCAGCCCCGTGATGACGATGGGCGCTGGGCTGGGGTGGGAGGACAGACGACGGCAGCGGAGATGCGGGCGGAGCCCCTGCCACCTACGCTGGCGGCAGCGGAGCATCGCATTCGTCACGAGATGAATGAGCATGTCTTCCTGATTCGGGATGGCAAGCCCTTCAAGGTGCTGGGGAATGACGATCCTCATGCGGTGCAGTTGGGGAACGCCACGGATGCCGATCTTACGGGGGCGGTGTTGACGCACAATCATCCCTCAGGGATGGGTCCGAGTCAGCAGGATGCGTTTACCGCCGCGAAACGGAATGTGTTGGAAGTGCGGGCGGTGATTGCTACCGGTACGCACAGCATTCGACGCACGGGTGCGACGTGGCCCCCGAATTTCTATCAAGCCGTGCGGGCGATGCACGAAGCGGTGAAAGCCGACTTGGAGCAGCGAATTGTTCACTCTGACATTTCGATAGCCGAAGCGAACGCGATGCACCACAAGTTGCTGTACTCCCGGTTGCAGAGGCAACTCGGTGGCTTCACCTATACCTTTGAACCCCATGACTCCTGAACTGCTCATTGACGACCGGGAATTTCTGGTCCCCCTCTACGGGCCAGTACAGAAGTTCGATCCCAATCAGCCACGGAATCCTGAGGGCACTTCTGGTGGGGGGCGCTGGGTGTCGTCCTACCATCCCCGGCAGGCTGAAGTCGATCAAATGCAGCGGGCGTTTCAGGATCACACGCGGCTGGTGGCTCCTAAACAGGTGGAGGGAGCCATACGAGACAGCTTTCCGGGGTTCGATCCGTTGCGGGCATCTGAGGTACGGGGCGTCGTGAAACGTCGGGTTCAAATGGAGTTGACGGAGCGCCTGTTGAAACACCCGGCCTTTGCTGGTATGACGGGGCCGAAGATAGCCGGGTGGATTCAAGAGAAGATTGATCTGTGGGCGGATACGGCGGCGAACAGTGTGGATGCCGTCAAGATGCAGGAGGCGGTTCGATTGGAATTTGGGTTGGATGCCGCTACGGATCACCTGAGATTCCATCCCACGCTTAAAGAGCCCGAGCGATCACGAGCAATGGCGTTTGTCCGAGCCGAGTATGAAAATACGCAAGCGTGGTTCGCGAAGCAAGGGATTACGCACGTGTCCGTGCTGCGTGGACACGGCGGGCTACAGGGCCGTGGGGAGCTAGGCTTAGGGGTGGGCACGGTGACGATGCAGCCTGCGTCGTCGTGGACATCGGATGAGGACGTGGCGTTTCAATTCACGTCCAATCAGTCGTTTGACCAGATCCCCGGCGAAGATACATATGACACCCCCGAGCCGTCTGTGATTACTACCCGTGTGCCGGTGTCGGAGATCCTGAGTACGGCACTGACCGGGCGAGGGGCGCTGCACGAGCGGGAACTAATCATGCTGGGGAAGCCCCGGCAGGCGTGGGTGTTTGACGCCAGCCGTGAGCATACCGCGAAGCGGAAGATTCAGGAGCTACTGGCGTGATCAATCTTGACGAGCGCCCCGAGAATTCGGATTGGATCAAGCGAGTCACGCGGATACGTGTCGAGCATAAGCTGGCGTGGGAGGAGTCGGAGCATCGACGGGATGCCAAAGGCCGATTCCTTGAGAAAGCTTTCATCACGGTCGGTGAGCGGCGAATTGAGGTGGTCAAGCCACTGAGAGCCGTTCGCGCCGGGGATAAGCTCGTCCCCCTCAATGTCGTCGCGTTTGATACCGCCTTCCAGCGGGAAACCGGGTTCTATCTTGGTGTAGGGGGTGGTCCCAATGCCATCCATGACCGCTACCCTGCCTTCGGAGAATTCATTGCTGAGAACGACTCCATGGAGGCGTCTGAAGTCACGGTGAATGAGGACGGCAAGGTTGGGTTCACCAACGGGCGACACCGGTATGCGTGGTTGCGGGATCAGGGGCTCACGTCGATCCCCGTGTCGATGGATCCAGAATCCGTCAAGAATGCCAAGAAGCACGGCTATCTCGCAGCGGTGAAACTGGCGTGGGATGAGAGCCAGCATCCCCGTGACACGCACGGTCAGTTCTCTGATGTACCCGCTGAACCCGGTACCACCCCCATTCCACCGGGCAAGATTCGCGGCTACCACTACACCGGGGACATGGATGCCGTCGAGAAGGAGGGGTTGTCTATCACCAAAGCCAAGGGGGCCGGGTACGGAGAGCCGAACGCTATCTGGTTCTCCACGGCGAAGCCGCACGATTTCAAGGATTATGTCGAGGTCTTTCTCGATCCAGATGAAATCTCCGGGCGAGGGCCGTTGTTCAGCCGGGAGGACAAGACCAGCCCAGACGCTCTTGCACGGATTGCGGAGTTCAACCGTGGCGATCATGATTACATGTCCAATGTGCAGGAGATCCCTCCGAGCCGGTTCGTCACTACCTCCCGTCCGTGGCATGAGAAGTATCGGTATATCGCCAAAGCGTCGAATGCCCAATTACAGGCGGAGATTCTAGCCGGTGAGCACGATGCGTTGCTGGATACTCCGGACTACGGACCAGCCATCCGGAAGTTCAAGGAGAAGCACGCGCAGAAGTCCGAGCACTCGTACGGCAACACCCAGATTCAGATTGACCCAGCCAGTTCCGCCGCCGCCTCCCTGAATGCTGCCCGTGCCACCATAGCCGATGCGGACTGCATGGCTGATGGCAAGGACGTAGACCCTAATCATGTGACCGTCCGCTACGGCTTGGAGAACGACGATCTCGATGGCCTGCGGGCCTACCTCTCCACCCTTGCACCCTTCGAAGCCCGTGTCCTCCGGGTGGAGCTATTCCCAGCCAGTGAGCACAGTGACGGAGCCGTGCCCGTCGTGGCCCTGATTGCCAGTCCCGAGCTACGCCAGATCGAGAAAGAGATCGGCAAGCACGCAGACTTCAAGGAGAAGTCGTTCCCGGTTTACAAACCCCACTGTACCTTGGCGTACTGTAAACCGGAGAAGGCCGAACCGTATGCGGACCTGTACGTGGATGGTTCTTTCGTGGTGTCGGCTATCATCATTAGCCACAAGGACCACCGGCAGGAGATTGTGCATCTCGGGACGGCGGTGCAGAAGAAAGATCCGGTATCCGGGCGATATGTCACTCCGTTCGTGTCTTTCGACAAGCAGGGGGATGAATCCCTCCGGATGATCGCCAGCCTGAACAGCAGCCGACTGGCGACGTGGGGGTTCACTGCCGAGGCCGAAGTGCTGGGCATGGCCCGGTATCGCCTCACCGCCATCCTTGACGGGCGCACGAGTCGATTCTGTCGCCTGATCAACGGCAAGGTGTTCAACGTCCCAGATGCCCGCCGGAAGGTCATCGAGGTCTTGGAAGTACAGGATCCGAACGACCTACGGGTGGTGCAGCCATGGCCCAAGCAGACGAAGGCCGCGCTGGCAGAGTTTGCCCAGATGAGTGCCGAGGAATTGACGGAGCGTGGGCTCCACATCCCCCCGTACCATCCACACTGCCGCACCATCCTCCGAGCGATTCAATTCTCCGCTGGGGAGAGCACGGAGGTGACGCCTACCGTTCCCGCTGAGGCCGAAGCCTTCCATGCGGTGACGGCTGATGATCTGAAGGAACTGGGCATCGACGCCACCCCCGAACAGGTGGACCAGTGGAACGAGCACGTCGGCATGACGCCCGTGGAGTTGCTGTCGAAGTTCTCCGGGCTTCCCCCACAGGAGGTGATGACCAAGGGCCAAGGCGTTGGGGCTAATCCGATCCGCTTTGAGGAATCTGGCAACATCGGGTTCAACGTCCGAGGATCGAGCCCGCAGGGCATCGAGTTCAAGCTGGGAGCCCTGTTGGACCCCTTCACCGGCACCTACTACCTGACCCGTGCGGATCTGGAGGCCGGGAACCCCAAAGGGGAACTGGCGTTCATGAAGCAGATGTTCAGCGCCCTGATTGACATGGGGCTCAAGTCCACCGCGACGGAAGTCGCCGTAGGAGTCGCAGGCAATGCGGCCTACTACGCCCGTCTGGGATTTCTCCCCGATGAATTGGAGTGGGACAGCCTCCGCACCCATGCGCTGACCATTGCCGAGCCGATGCTGGCGTCCCTTCAGCCGGGGGACCGTCTGTTGGTGGAACATCTGCTCCAAGACCGGTCGGTGGACGCCCTGTCGGCCCTTGTGGAGCTTCCTTTCACCTACGAGGGGGTGACCATCGGGGAATGGCTCTTCGGGGATGCGGTGGGCACGTGGGGGCTGGACTTGACGGATGATCTACTGGTGGCACAGGCCAAGGGGTATCTGGTATGACGATTACGACCAAGCCGATCACTCGGTCCCTTGCACCGTTGATGGCGAAACCAGTGGCGAAACCACGAGCCTACCGGCATCTGGTGACCACGATGAACGTGCATCCGGAGCGGGCCAAGGAGCTACTGGTCCCCACCCTGTGGGTGCCCAGAAAATAGTTGTTGCATCCTCCCCCCTCCTGTACACTACGCACACCGGTTGCAATCAAGTGCAGGAGCCTCATGCCCATTCATACCTCAGCCGTGATGTCACGCCACGCGCTGGAACACCCGGACGAGAAGCCTGTTGCTACCCTTCCTTATGAACGGGTGCTGAAGTACAACCCCAACCACGGGTCCGATGGCCGATTTGCTCCCAGCGGTGGAGGGCGTCCGGGTGGCACCATGGGAGCCCCCACGACGGGCGCGTTTGGCCAGAAGCTCAAAGGTATGGTCAAGGGGTTTCTGAGCCGGTTCGACTACGGGGTGACGGAGACGAATCCCACGCTCATTGAGTTGGAACGCAAGGCCAAGGCCCGCACGAAGGAAGTCGAAACCAATACTACGCTCATTGAATTGGAGCGCAAGGCCAAGGCACGAACGGTGGATTCTTACGAGAATCTGCCCTTCAGGAGAGGTATGGACGAGTCCCGAGTGGAGAAGTTGCCTTATAAGGCCGGGAGTCCACCAGCAAAGGCCACGAATTTGCCTTTCGAGAACCCCGCAGGGCCGGGGTTTCAGTTCAGCAACGAGCAGCGGCGGCGGCACGCCCGTGAGATGTTTGGCTCAAAGGATCCCACCCGCCGGTCGTCCTTCAGCTAAGGGCTGACGATGCCCCTGTCTACGGGATTCACGACGCGTGCGGCTCTCAAGGGTGAGGGCCACATCCACAGTGCTAAATGGCATAGGTGTGTGGAGAAGGTGAAGGCCAAGGGCGGCGGCTACGAGCCGCATGCCGTTTGCACCTTCAGCATCGGCTACAACGAGTCCGTCAACCCTGAACACCAGACACCGGGACCACACTCCTCCCGTGATACCCGTCGCTTCAAACGACGGAAGGAACGGCAGCAGGCGGAGAAGCGGTCGTACGCTGAGGTGTTGAAGTTTGATCCGAAGCAGATGCGCGATAAATTCGGGAAGTGGGTGGAGAGTCTGCAATCGGTGGCGACTCCCGGTGGACTGTTCGTGGCTGGCGTTGATACGCCGAAATCTCCAGCGGACGTGAAGAAGCAAAAGGAAGCGGCCCTTCAGCAGGCGTATGAAGAGACGTATCGAAAGCAACGCGAAGAAACGCGACAGGCACACGAGGCGTACCAGAAGCGCAAGGCCGCAGAGGCGAAGCCCACAGAGTCCAAAGGCGGAGGGCGCAGTCTGCTGAGTGACATGCTGGACCGTGGGTCCATGGATGATCTTCTGGCGACGGGTGCCTTCGGGATCAGCAAAGAGTCGTTTGCAAAACAGCAGCGGGCCAAATCCACGTAGATGCCCTTCACGAGTGGTTTTACCAGTCGCACAGCGGTGAAGCAGGAGCGTCCGCTTCCCACCGAGCGGCGAGTCCTGCCTCCCCTGACCCACATGCTGAAGCGGGATTACGTGCGCCAACCCACCGGCTCCCCCGGTGGGCATGGCGGGGAATTCGCGAAGGCTGGTGGTGCGGGTGGCGACACGCCTGTGCAGCCGAAATTGGTGGGTGTCGGCGGAAGCCAAGACGTTGAGGCCACCCAGACCAAGCGATTTGAGCAGATCAAAGAACGTTGGGCCACTCTCAACAACGAGCTACTGTCCTACAAGGACAGGCCGGATCATCCCCGAGCGAAGGAACTGGTCACCGAGCAGATTGCCATCACCAAAGAGATCTACTCGATGGACGTCGATCCCGGCAATGTAGCCTTGGAGGGGATTGGCAAGCCCGGTGGACTCCGAGACATCGTGGTGATCGGGGCAGGGCCGGGTGGCATGAATGCGGCCATCCATGGCGGAGTTGAAGGGTATGACACGCTGTTGATCGATGCCAGTACGGAGGTGGGGGGACAGGCCAAGTTCTCTGCCCGGATTGAGAACGATCCCCAAGCGGGGTACCCCGCAGGTGTGTCCGGCGAACAGATGGCCAACGGGATGTTCGCGGGGGTGAAACGGAGCCGTGCTGACACGCTGTTGGGTGTACGGGTATCCAACATCACCTACGATCCCGAGACGGAAATCAAGACCTTGACGCTGTCCAACGGACAGGTGATCCAGTCGAGGACGGTCATCTTGGCGGGAGGGCTCCGACCACGTCGGGCAGGGTTCCCCGGAGAGGACTCTCAAGACGTTCACGTGCTCAACGGGAAGACCTTGGCGGCGGAAGGCGTCGATGGGGAAGTGGTGGTGGTCGGCGGTTCGAACGGAGCCGCGCAGGCTGCACTCGCGGCTGCTGATGCCGGTGCCAAGCGAGTCACGGTATTGTCACGTTCTCCCTTGGAAAAGGGGATGAGCGACTATCAGCGTAGTCAGATTCGGAGCAATCCCAAGATTCGTGTCATTCACGATGAGATTGGTACCCTTGAGACGAATGACAAGGGCGAAGCCACCTCTCTCCTGCTCAAAAGCGGTGATCGGATTCCCGCTGATGAAGTCGGCCTGTTTCTGGGTGGGCTCCCCAACACGGAATGGCTCCCTGACAGCATTGCCCGCACGGGCCGATCCGAGACTGGCCCGAAGGGTGGGTTTCTTGAGGTAGATCGTGATTTGGAAACCTCGATGCCGGGAGTGTTCGCGGTCGGGGATATCCGGTCCTCCGGGGAATCGGAGAAAAAGCAACCCGGAGCCAAGAAGCGGAAGAAAACTCAGTCGGGGAGCAACGGACGTATCACCGCAGCGGTAGGAGATGCTGCCATTGCGGTGCGAAACACCTACGCCTACTTCGAACATCTGGCGGAGTTAGAGCAGGAGATGACGGCGGCTACCAAAGCGGATGATCCACACTGGAAGGACGCTCGTCAGCGGAAGGCTGAGATGCAGGCCGAGGTCTTTCAGCTATACGATGGACTCTTGCAGTTGGATCTCGACAACCCGTGGTACGGCCAGACCGTGGAACCCGAGTCTGATGAATCTGAAGAGAGTCCGGATTACCTGTCAGTGCTGAAGTGGAACGAGAGCCAGCATCCACGGGTGAAGGACGGCCCGAAGGGCGGGCAGTTCACGGACGCCGAGACGACGGGAACGCCGCATGGAACGGGAACGCCTGCCCAACAGGAAATGCAGAAGGAGTTGAAGAAGCGGAACAGCCAGCCCGTGCATTCCTGTAAGACGGCGGAGGAAGCCGCTGTCCGGTTACTCCGTGGGCAGAACGTCGAGATTCAAGACACCAAAGACGTGCATACGGTGTTGAAGTTATTGGGCGAGTTTGCGTTGGCGGCTAAGAAACAGGGGAAGGACGCTCCGAATTTTGACGTGTGCAACATGACGGTCAAGGGCGTCAGTCTGTTTTGCACCGAGAAGATTCGGACGGCGGAGTTCCCCCACGGTATTCCTCGCATCGAGATGCCGCAGTTCAAGTCCAAGAATCCTGTGCCCGGAAGCGAAGCCTCCAAGCTCCCGGTGGTCGATGGGGAAGTGGACGCGACGGATGCGTTCCTGAAGCATCTCGATCAGGCAGGCGTCAAGACCAACTCCTACGACAAGATCCTTGCCCGGAAGCTCAAGGCCAGTCAGGCGGAGATGGAAGGCGCGAAAGTCGCCGGGATGATGATTCACCCCGGACGCGATCCAAAGAAGGCCCGAATCACGGTGTCGAGTGATGGCTACGTCATTGACGGGCATCACACGTGGGCCGCAGCCGTGGGCCGGGATGCCGAGGACGGCGATCTCGACAACGATTTGGAGATGGATGTCGTGACGGTGGATTTGACGATGTCCGAGGTGTACCACGTCGCCAAGAAGTGGACGCAAGCCTTCGGCCTCCCCGCCGCTGGGGTGAAGAAGCGTGAGATGGTGCTGGCATGACAAAATCACTGGTCGTCAAAAGCGAGGAGCTTCAGGTGATTCTGGGGGAAGTCTATGCCCCCAACCGTCCTGACGCGCAGGGCGAGTACATGACCGCCGTCGAGATTCAGAAGATGGCCCATGCGTTCCTGCGTTCTGGCAAGATGGGTCAGATCGACGTGATGCACGGGAATAAGCTGATTACCGGTGCCAGCGTCGTGGAGTCCTTTGTTGCTGATGCTGCTGACACCCGTTTTCTTCCCGGTTCATGGGTGGTTGGAGTCCATGTGCCTGATCCCGTGTTGTGGGGCGCGATCAAGAAGGGGGAGATCAATGGCTTCAGCATGGAGGCACTGGTCACGCGACACGACATGGAGGTTGATGTCGAGATCCCTCCGGTGGTCACCGGCTTGACCAGCAAGTCGGACGATGGTCATTGGCACACGTTCTTTGTGTCGTATGACGAGCGAGGCCAGTTCAAAGGCGGCATGACGGATGTTGTGAACGGTCATTCTCATTCGATTGTTGCGGGCACCCACACCCAAGATGCAGCAGGCCACCGGCACCGCTTTTCTTCGGTTGATACTGTCCGTATTTTGGGGTAACGTTCATGGCAACGATCCGAACCAACTTGAAGCAGTTGCGGGATGCGGATGTCCGCTTCATCTCGCTGGTGGACCGCGCAGCGACTCGTATTCCTTTTCGGGTCTTGAAACGTGATAAGGAGAGCATGATGGGCATTGATTTGACCACGGTGTTCAAGTCGGACGCCTCAGCGAAGCCCTACGTGTCGGCACTCGTGGTCTTTGCCCAGAAGAACGAGGCGGCTGGCACTCAAGTGCAGCAGGCGATCACCGACCACGGCTTCATCACCAATACGGTGCAGAAGTCGGACGACGAGACGCTGGTGTTCGTCCAGAACCCGGCGAAGGGTGACACGCACGTGGTCCGTCTGAGCGATCAGATGCTGGTCACCGTGGGTGGGCTCCAGATTCCCTCCGGGTGGATCGGGGAAATGGTCGAGGAGCATGGGTTCCTGCCTGATCTTCAGACGGCCACCACCCTTCTTCACAACCGGTTGCAGCACACGGTCACCAAGTCTGAGACGCCGCAGGCCGAAGCCGAGGCCGCGTTGGTCAGCTACGCCGAGTACCTGAACCAGTTGGCGGTGCTGCCGACCAATTGCTTCAAGCTGGACGAGGCGATCAAGGAGATCGTGGCGAAGTGCGACTGCGACGACGAGAAGAAGGACGACGAGGATGACGAGGAGCCGGTGGCGAAGGCCGACAGCCCGTACAAGGAGACGAAGCTCCACTCCGACAAGGTGAAGAACGGTGCCACCAAGAGTGGCGAGACGGAGGCCGAGAAGACGAAGCGGCTCAAGAACCATCCGCCCGCCGAGATGGCTCCCGTGGACGAGGAAGACGACCAGAAGCCGCCGCCGGATGAGGCGTACAAGTCGGAGATCCTCGACGCACTCAAGGGCGTCACGACGCAGTTGACGGGGTTGAGCACCAAGCTCGAAACCGTTGCTGCTGAACAAGTTATGCAGAAGAAAGTCCTTGACGACGTGGTCCAGAAGGCTGACACTGTGGCCCAGAAGCTGAACGCCACCGTGACGGCTCCGCCACTGGCCGAAGATCGACCGGCGGGCAGCACGCGGATGCGGGTCCAGAAGGACGACGATCCCCGCACGGGCACGTTCGACACGGCGTACTTGCGTCGGCGCAATCGGTAACACCCAGATCGCTCTGAACCGTTGTTTTTGAATTCAAGGCAGGAGACACCCAATGACGAACGAGGCCATCATCCAGAAAGCGGATCTGGCGCTGAGTGATCTGGAGATCGCAGGCAAGCTGAATCCCGAGCAGACCGACCGCTTCATCCGGACCCTCATTGACCAGCCCACGCTCTTGGCGTCGGTGCGTACCGTGGCGATGGGCGCACCGCAGATGAAGATCAACAAGATCGGCTTCGGATCGCGCATCCTCCATCCTGCCGTCAGCGCCATCGCCCTGCCGCCGGAACTGCGGGCCAAGCCTGATCTCGGTCAGGTGCAGTTGGAGACGAAGGAAGTCATCGCGGAAGTCAACATCCCCTACGACGTGCTGGAAGACAACATCGAGAAGGGCAACGTCAACGTGCCGCTCCAGACCGGCGCGGGTGGGTTGCACCAGACCATCGTGGACCTGATCGCGGAACGCGCCGCCCTCGACTTGGAGGAACTGGCGATTCAGGGTGACACCACGAACATCGGTGATCCCTATCTCGCGTTGCAGGACGGCTACCTGAAGATGTCCACCGCGAACGTGGTGAACGTCGGCGGAGCCTTCGACAAGGCGGCGGTGAAGCAGGCGCTCAAGACCATGCCCACCCGCTACCTGCGGAACCGCAGTGCCATGTCGCACTTCGTGTCCGTGGACAACGAGACGGAGATCCGTGACCAGTACGGCGCACGGCAGACCGCACTCGGTGACGCACAGGTGCAGGGGCTGCTCCCGGTCTACGTCTACGGCAGCAAGGTGACCCCGGTTGCCCTGATGCTGGGGACCAGCGGGCTGTTCACCGATCCGATGAACCTGATC